CACTGGTGTTGTTAATGCTGCCAGTCATACAGTAGGTACATCAACCATCGCAAACGCTACTGGTGTTTACACTGGTGTTGTTAATGCGGCTAGTCACACAGTTGGATCTAACTTTATTGCTAACTCAACTTTTGGCGTTCAGGTACAAAGCGGTGCTTCGACAGCAAATACTGTTAGAAATGCTGGTATTACATTTTGGACAGACAGAGGTTTTGGTGCAGAACTTCATTATGGAGACACTGGTTCTTTACAAAGTACCGCTTGGGCTACAGCCCTCTATGGTAGAAAATCAGACACTGTAGCTGTTAGAATAGGTGCATATCCAGCATCTAATACATCACAGAATACGTTTAGTGAATATATTACTGTATTAAATAGTGGTAACGTTGGTATTGGTAACACGTCACCAGCAGTCAAACTACAAGTTGCTGGTAACATGGGCGTTGACGCTTTCATTGAATTTTCTAATAACATTACATCAAATTATACCATAACAACTGGTAAAAACGCTATGTCAGCTGGTCCTATTACTGTAAATACTAGCGTAACTGTTACGGTTCCAACTGGTTCCACTTGGACAATTGTATAATGATAATAAATAATATAAAGGAAATATTATGGCAGGAACAATAGTAGCAGATACGATTAAATCTGGTCTTTCGACGCCAACAGTTTTTCAGAACACCAGTGGAACTGAAATTGGACAGTTGTGTAGAAGTTGGTGCAACTTTAACGGATCAACAGGTTCGGCTGTTATTAGAGCGAGTTTTAATGTTTCCAGTGCTGTTCGAAATGGTGGTGGAGATTACACAGTTAATATTTCGAATGCGATTAATGATGCAAATTATTCTGCGGTTGCTAACTATTCGTTTACCAATACAGCTACTGGCCCTGCTAATGACGGACAAGCTATATGTTGGGGACTCACCGTAAGTCTTGTTAGAGTATTTGTATCCGATGGCGCCGGTGGCGCTAGAGATCCTGTATATTGTTCTACAAATTTAGTAAGATAGGATTATAATTAAATGCTTTATATATTTTTCTGGCGGCCCTTGAACTGTTTTTTTCAGAGTTTATATAATAATTAATAGATAAGGAGAACTAAGTGACACCAGATTTTCGTAATGTAGATATGTTTACCAGGTTACATTGGGCGTCTGAAAACCTTGAACCATATCAATCCAAATATGTTATTGTTTATGAAGACCCTGCATATCCAGATCATCCAGTATGTGAGGTATGTGTAGCACCAGAATGGATGGCATGCGCTTTACATGGTGGTATTCTTCCTTCGGTCGAACACCAACATAATATGAAACTAGAATTGACCACCGAAGATGGTGAAAAGATTGTAACAACATTCTTCGAAGCACAACAGATATACCTAGAAAAGAAGATCACTGGCGAAAAGGTTATAGATTATAAAGAATACTTGTTACCAGAACCAATTGGCCCTATGACAGAAGAAGAGGCCATTGAGTATATTCTGAAGAAAGACATACCAGCAAGAGTATGGCATCCTGATTACAAGTATAACCGACAAATGTATAGAATTGTTACAAGGGAAGATATACCGGTCGACCAGACATATAGAAATGCGTGGCGCCTATCAGATACAGAAGAACAACTTATATCTATAGATCTTGATAAAGCGAAAGATATATGGAAGAACAGAATGAGACAGGCTAGAGAACTACTGTTTCCTAAACTTGACACACAATATTTTATAGCGTTGGAAAGAGGAACGCCAGAAGATCAAAAGGCCATTGCTAACCGTAAGCAATTACTAAGAGACGTTACACAGTTACCAGAATTAGAAGCAGCCAGAACGATAGAAGAACTAGAAGCGGTTTGGCCAGACTATTTGGATAAGGAAGTATAATGCCAGGTACATTAACAGTAACCACAATATCTGATGGTTCAATCAATGGTAGTGCCACTACTGTTATTAGAGGTAGCGCCAAAGTATGGTCAAATACCAATGGTGCAGGTGGTGCGACAGTAAGATCATCATTCAACCTTAGTTCTGTTACAAGAAACGGCACTGGCGATTATACTCAAAACTTTGCATCTGCCGTAGCTGATGCTAACTATTGTGTTTTTGGATCAACGGTTCATACTGGTTCCGGTACTACTGCTGCCGCCGCCGTATTCTCGGAATTGCTGTCAGCAAGTAATACATATGGTGCCAAAACGACAAGCACAACAAGAGTCAATAACTGTGATAATAATGGTGATACGTATGTTGACTCGTTCTCATTAAACTTTGGTATCATGGCCAACTAATCAGGAGATAAAATGACACAGGTAATCATTTCACAGAATGGACAGGGTGGTGTTGCTATCACCTCGCCTTCCAAAGAATTTTCAGCACAAGAGATTTTAGACAAAGGTGGTCTAGGTAATCTTGCTCGTATTGTTGATACCTCTGACCTTCCAGAGCATATAGAGTTTACTGATGCCTGGGAAATAGATGCTAAGGAAGTAACAGTAAACTTTACTAAGGCCCAAGAGATCACAAAGAACCGTCTTCGTTCAGAACGTGCTCCATTGTTGGCCGCACAGGATGTTCTTTTTATGAAGGCATTAGAGACTGGTGCTGATACAACTGCTATTGTTGCTGAAAAGAACCGCCTTCGTAACATTACTCAGGTAGTGGATTCTACGACTACTCTTGAAGAACTTTTAACGCTTACTTGTGGGCAGTAACTAGATGGCGATCACTATAAACGGCACCAGTGGTATCACATATCCGGATAACAGTATTGTGGCAACCGGTAATGGATCAAGAAACTTGGTTACTACGATCACCGGCACGAATGTCGCTTCTCTCGCTACTACTGTTCTTTCTGGTTATAGAAATTACGAATTGGTGTTTGAAAATCTGTTGCCTGTAACTCAGTCGGTGACTCTTTATTTTCAGTTATATGGTGGCGGCGCATATCTCAACGCAGCGGCTGGTTATCAAAGTATGGGTTATGGTTTATACAATACCAATACTGGTGCATTCCATTCAGTGTCAGCAACACAATTAACAATGACTTATCCGTCATATTTCATTACAACAGCCAGTGGTGGATCTGGTATATGTGGTACTATGTATCTTTATAATGTGACGGGTTCTACTTATAAAACTTGGGATTACAAAGTTAATGGTCCGACATACACGACAGGATATACTGCTTTGTATATTGGTGGAGGATGGTATACAGCATCAACGGTTGCTATAACCGGATTTCAAATGTATGCATCATCAGGAAACATCACAGGGACAGTAAGAGCATATGGATATAACTAATGACAAAACTTAATTATAAATCAAGGCTCCATACAAATGCGGTTGTAAGACTAACAGATGGTATGATATTAGGTCCCAATAATCCAGAAGAATGGGCAGAATATCAGGCATGGTTAAAAAAAGGTAACAAACCAGAAGAGCCTGAACCATTACCAGAATCATTACCAGAACCAACAGTTCAGGAAAAACTGCAGCGTGTTGGTCTAACTATTGACGAATTGAAAGAAGCATTAGGATTACAATAAATCTATTTACAACATAGAGCGAGCAATCTAACCTTGGATATGACTAAATATTATAAAAACAAAGCCAACAAGGGGATAGGGAACCATGGCAGATAAAGATTTCGTCGTAAAAAATGGTCTAGTTACCGGAACTAATAACGTCACAATAGGTAACTCAGTATATATAGTTGCCAATGGCAACGTCGGCGTTGGCACTGCTACCCCTAATGCTCTGGTGACTATTGTAGGTCCGACCACTAACGCAACTAATTTAAATATTAATGGTTTGACTGTAACTTATAATAGTAACACATTCACTAGTTCGGTAAATACTGGTGCTGCAGCTATTGGTGGTTATAACGCTAATGGTTTTGGTGTTCTTGGTAAATCAGGGGCCGGTATAGGCGTTATTGGTGCTGCTAACGTTGGTGGCGGTCAAGGAGTTGCAGGTTACGCCCATTCAACGGCAGATTCTTCTTCAATTGCAGGATATTTCTTTAATCAAAGTAATGGCACTGGAGTCTATGCTAGATCTTTTGGCGGTAGACCATTCGTTGCTGCTAGTAATACTGCAGAATATATGAGCATTTCAGCTAATGGTAATATTGGTATAGGCGATTCAACCCCTGCAGTTAAATTAGTCGTTAATGGTTCAATCAATACTACTAGTATAAACGCTGCTTCTTATACAGTTGGAACTTCTACAATAGCTAATTCTACTGGTGTTTATACTCCTATAATTAACGCAGCAGTACATTCTGTAGGAACATTAACAATTGCTAATTCTACTGGTGTTTATACTCCTATAATTAATGCAGCAGTACATTCTGTAGGAACGTCAACAATTGCTAATGCTACTGGTGTTTACACTGGAATCATTAATGCAGCCAGTCATACAGTTGGTACTTCTTTCACTGCTAATTCTACTTTAGTAAACGCTGTTTCGCTAGTAGTGTCAACTAATACTTCTACTTTTGGCACAGCAGCCCGAATAGTCGCTAACGGTAATATTGGTATAGGCACTGCCACCCCTAATGCTCTGGTGACTATTGTAGGCCCAACCACTAATGCTACTAACCTAGACATTAACGGCCTAACAGTAACTTATAATAGTAACACATTCACCAGTTCTTCTAATGTAGGCGGAGCTGCTATTGGTGGGTATAACGCCAATGGTTTTGCTGTTCTTGGTAGATCTAGCGCTGGTATAGGTATTGTTGGAGTTGCTAACTCTGGTGGTGGTGTTGCTGTTGCAGGTTATGCTCATGCAACAACTAATTCTTCTGCACATGCAGGCTTTTTTCTTAACCAAAGTAATGGTATTGGCGTTAGAGCGGCGGCCTCAACAGGTGGTAGACCTTTCGTTGCTTCTAATGCTACTGTAGAATTTATGTCTGTTGAAGCTAATGGCAACATTGGTTTCAGCAATTCATCGCCTAGAACTAGATTACATATAACCAGAAGTTCGGGCGCAGCCTCTGCGGGCGAAATATATTTGGATGAAGGTTTATATTGGTCCATGTTGAACAGTCGGTCGACCGTTGGCTCTTGGAATCCATTAGTACAAACTAATGATCATACTTTAATATATTCTGATGGTTCGGCTGATACTGGCGCTTTGGTCATTGGACCATGGTCTTCTGATAACAAAGGTATGCGTATCGCTAGTAATGGTAGCATTGGTATTGGCACTGCTACTCCTGGCGAAAGAATTACGGTAATTAGCACCGATGGTAGAGGAGCTGGTTATTTTCAATCCAATACAGGTAATGGTTTGAACTCCAAAACTGAAAATGGTTTTGCTGGAATTATTGGTGTATCTAACACTTTTGGTACAACATCTGTTGCTGTTGCTGGTTATGCTAATACTGGATATGGTGGTTATTTTCAAACCTATTTTGGGTCAGAAACAGCTTTAGCAGGTATAGCTAATGCTGGCGTTGGTGTTTACGCTCAATCCAGAACTGGTAGACCATTCGTTGCTGCTAATAATACTGTAGAATTTATGAGTATTTCAGCTAACGGTAATATTGGTATTGGTACTGCTACCCCTAATGCTTTGGTAACTATTGCTGGACCTTCTGGTAATGCTACTAACCTAGACATTAATGGTCTAACAGTAACTTATAATAGTAACACATTTAATAATTCTAACAACAAAGGCGGAGCTGCTATTGGTGGATACAACGCTAATGGTTTCGCTGTTCTTGGAGTTTCTGGAGCTGGTATAGGCGTTCTTGGCTCTGCCAATGTTGGCGGTGGTTGGGCTGTTGCAGGGTTCACACAACCAACAACTGATTCTTCTTCAGTTGCAGGATATTTCTTTAATCAAAGTAATGGCACTGGAGTCTATGCTAGATCTAATGGCGGTCTACCGTTTGTAGCTGCTAATTCTAGTGGCGCTAACGTTATGAGTGTGCAAGCTAATGGTAATGTTATAATTAATTCAGCGGTATTTGCTACTCATCATAATATAACCAGTCTTGGTGGAGTTTTTAGGACTGGCTCTGGTGATTATGGTATTAGAATTTATCCAGGCGGTGGTAGTGACTCAAATACTGCTATATTACAATTCACAAACGCTACTCAAAATACACAAACAGCCCAAATCGCAGTAAATTCTTCTGGTCTTTTTGTGGGTACTTCTGTTAGCGCCTCTGTTTATTTTGTAGCCGGTGGTTCAGCAAAGGCCGCATTAGATCCAAGTGGTAATTTCGTGGCCAATGGTAATATTACTGCATTTGGTTCGGTTTCTGACGAAAGATTAAAGGAAAATATTACACCATTTTCAAACACACTAGATAAAGTAAAAAGACTTCAAGGCGTTACTTATAATTGGAAAAAAGGAACCGCTGAACGTGATTTTGCTGGTATCAATAATGATATTGGTTTGATTGCACAGAACGTCCAAGAAGTATTTCCAGATCTAGTTCGTGAAGGCGAAGACGGTTATCTATCTTTGCGCGATAGAGGTTTGTTTGCAATTCTAATCGAAGCAATCAAAGAACAACAAAATCAAATTGACGAACTTAAAAAAATGTTGGAGAATAAATAATGCCAACTCCTAGTTCAGGCGCTATATCATTTTCTGACATTGCAAGTATTGTTTATAACAATGCAACAGCTCAAATAAGTTTAAATGATACTAATGTTAGAATTTTATTAGATGTTCCTACTAGTGCAGCTCAGATAAGTATGACAAATGCACGAGGCAAACCTGTAGCAGGAAGTAATAGTTACAGCACTCCTGGAACGTATACATTTCTAACTCTTCCATATCAAACATTAAATGTTGATGTCAGAGGTGCTGGTGGCGGCGGTGGAGGTGGCGGAACATTTTTTTACCCATGCGGGTTTTTAGGCAATTGCCCTGGTTTGCCTGGCACAAATGGCGGAGAATCAAGATTTGTTTCTTCAACTCCAGTAATTGGAGGAGGCGGGTTTGGTGGAAATAGTGCACCCGAATGCGGCGGAAGTGGTCCTGGGGGAGGAAACGGAACTGGTTCTGGTGGTACTGATCAAGGCGCTGGCGGAGGCGCAGGTGGTGCTGGTGGATCTCCTAATGGTGGATGCGGCGGCCGGTCGGGTGGTACAGGAAATAGACAGACTAAATCTTGGACTTTCAATTCTACAGCGGGTCATCCTACTTGGTCAACAAGTTATCAAGTAGTAGTAGGACAGGGCGGCGCAGGTGGTGGAGGAAATCGTGACTGGGGCGGCGGCACCGGTGGAACAGGTGCCAATGGTTCTGTTTTGATATCTTGGAGTTAAACATGACAGAAAAATTTTTTATTCAAATTAAAAACAATAAACCATATGAGCACCCGATTGCAGAATGGAACATGAGATTACTTTTTTCAGATTTTGATCCTGACAATCCACCAGAAGGTTATGCTAGATTTATAAGAAAGCCATTACCAGACGTCGCAATTCATCAAAAACTTTCTTCTGTTCATTATATTAGTGACGAGGAGTTATCTAAAGAATACAATACTGAAATATGGACAGATCATTACGAAATAACATCGCTTTCTGAAGAAGAAATAATACAATTAGCTATTCAATCTGTAAAAGATTATAATGAGAACATGAGAAAAATTATGAATGCGCCGTATTCTGCGCCTGACGATGGCAATTATTACGTTTGGTCTGTTTCTTCTAATAATTGGATTAAAAAACCTGAGAATTTTGATGAATTGTTATCAAAATATTATAAAAAAATAAAAGAATACGGATTATTAGAAACTAGACCCGAAGACTTAGATAAAATAGACAAAACACAATTATTAGAATTGCAGAATTTATTTAACGAACTTGTGATTGATAAATAGTCATGAAAGACGTTAAAGAAGTTTGGAAAGAAAGAAGTAAAAAATCTAAAGAAAGATTAGAAGTTTGCAATCAATGCGAAAAATTCGATAAGACATTTTTTACATGTAAAGAATGCGGTTGTTTTATGAAATTAAAAACTATATTCCCCGAATCTAGATGTCCGCTCGCTAAGTGGAATAGTTACTCAGAAAATCAGGAACAATAAATGGCAATCCCAACATCAAGAGCAGAATTTGTTGAAAATTGTTTACGAAGATTGGGTAAACCAGTTATTGAAATCAACGTTGACGATGATCAAGTTTCCGATCGTATCGACGAAGCTCTGAGATATTATTGGGATTATCACTTTGATGGTTCTGAAAAAACATATTACAAAAAACAAATTGATCAAACTGATATAGACAACAAGTATATTACGCTTCCAGAAAATATTATTGGAGCTGTAAACATTTTTCCTCTTGGTTCTGCATTAGGTTTAAACAATCTTTTTAATATTCGTTACCAGATTGCGTTGAATGATCTTTACACTTTAACATCAGTTTCTATGGTGCCATATTATATGGCCATGAATCATGTTCAGTTTCTAGAACAGATGCTAGTTGGCCAACAGCCACTTAGATACAATAGACACATTAATAGACTTTATATCGACATGTCTTGGGATCAAGTTGCTGTGGGTAATTATTTAATCGTTGAAGCATATCAAGTTGTTGATCCTGCTGTTTATACTGATGCTTGGAGCGATCGTTGGTTACTAAGATATGCTGCTTGTTTAATCAAACAGCAATGGGGTCAAAACCTTAAGAAGTTTGAAGGTATGAAAATGCCAGGTGGACTGACTTTTAATGGTCAAAAAATATACGATGAAGCCACTCAGGAAAGAGCAGATCTAGAGCGTGAAATGATTTACACATACTCGCTACCAGCTGTAGACATGATTGGATAATTATGGCCACTAATTTTTTCTTCAATAATTTTCAAGCATCTCAGGAGCAGCTGCTTCTTGAGAATTTAATTATTGAGTCAATAAAAATATATGGTCACGATATATACTACATTCCTCGTAAATTGAACAATTATGATGATGTGTATGGAGCAGACGATCAATCGTCATATGAAGTAGCTTACCCAATAGAAATGTATATCAAATCTATTGATGGTTTCAGCGGCGATCAAGAATTCCTTTCTAAGTTTGGCGTTGAAATCCGTAATCAGGTTGTGTTCTCGGTCGCTCGTAGAATTTTTAACGATGAAGTCGGAGAGTTTACTACTCAGGTAAGACCAAACGAAGGCGACCTAATTTGGTTTCCATTGAATCAAAGAGCTTTTCAAATAAAATATGTAAATAAGTACGAGATGTTTTACCAGCTTGGCGCTTTACAAACATGGGAAATGACTTGTGAAGTATTTGAGTATTCAGGCGAACTTATCAATACCGGTATTCCTGAAATAGATGCTATTCAGAAAAAATATGATATCAATATTCTTGATTGGACTATCAAAGAAGAAAGCTCGAATGAATTGCCTATTTTGACTGAAGACGGAGATTATATAGTTCTGGAAAATTCTTCAATGAACGATCTTATACATGCTTCTGATAACGAAGAAATACAACAAGAGTCAGATTTATTTGTAGACTTTAGTTCAATAGATCCATTTAGCGAAGGTAAAATTTAATGTTTGGTTCGCCGTTTTATTTTGGTCTTATAAGAAAATATGTAATTCTTATGGGAACTTTGCTAAATCAGATTCGAATTACTAGAACAAACACAGCTGGGGATGTTACTGCTCTTTTAAGGGTTCCAATTACATACGCTCCTAAAGATAAAATGCTGGCTCGTATTACACAAGATCCAGGTTTAGACGCTCAAACAGCAGTAGCGCCATTGCCTATGATCTCTTTCGAGATGGGCAAAATGGTTTATGATGGCTCTAGAAAATTAAACACTATTGGTAAGGTTTCTGTCAAAGACGCTACTGACGCTGATAAGTTCAAATATCAATATAATCCTGTTCCTTACAATATAGATTTTAAGGTTTTTATCTACGCTAAAAACGCTGAAGATGGAACTAAAATTATTGAACAGATACTTCCGTATTTTACTCCAGATTGGACAACTACTTGTAATTTAATTCCAGAAGTTAATGTTACAATGGACATACCAATCATTCTAAATAACATTAGTTATTCTGATAATTATGATGGAGCATATACTGAAAGAAGAGCTATAATTTGGCAGTTGGATTTTGTATTGAAAGGTTATCTTTACGGACCTGTTAAATCCTCTGGTATTATTAAGTTCGTTAGAACACAGTTTTATATACCTTCTACAAATACTGCCGCTCAGGGTAGAGGTATAACTCAAATGGCCGAGAAGGTAACAGTTCAGCCAGGTTTAGACGCTAATGGCAATCCTATAAATTACTATGGAGGTCCAAACGCCAACACAGGAACTGTGCCTTATATTGAAATAAATTCCGACGATGATTATGGTTTCATAACTCAAATTTATAACACTGATGAGATTGAATGACAGAAAAAAATGATGAAACGGATAAATCTCTTACTCCGTTACAATATGAAAAACAAATTGACAATTTGATAGCAAAAGCTCATGATGATTCTGCTAGAAATGATTTCGAAGCAGCCAGAGCTAATCTTTATGAAGTTATTCAAACAGGTCAAGAAGCAATTGATAAGCTATCTGAAATAGCTGGTCAATCGCAGCATCCACGTGCGTTCGAAGTTCTTGCTAAGTTGATGGATACAGTTGTCAACACCAATAAAGAACTGTTAGAATTACAAACAAAAATAAGAGACATTGACGCTAAGGATTCTCCTATAAGCGAAAAAGCTCAGACTATCAATAACAATCTATTTGTAGGATCGACAGCAGAGTTACAAAAAGTTCTTAAGGATATGAAGAACAATGAATGAATTGACTGGCGGTTATAAGGGTAATGTTCTATTAAAGAAAACTAATCAGAACATTGAATGGACTCCGGAATTAGTCCAGGAGTATGTTAAGTGTCAACAAGATCCTATCTATTTTACTGAAAATTATATGAAGATCATCTCAATTAACGAGGGTCTTACAAGTTTTAAAATGTATGATTATCAGAAGGATATGGTTAGATCTTTCAAAGATAATCGTTATTCTATAGTCACAACTGCTCGTCAGGCTGGTAAATCAACAACAACTTGCGCATTCATCCTTTGGTATATCATTTTCCATCCTGATAAAACAGTTGCTCTTTTGGCGAATAAAGGTGATACGGCTCGAGAAATTCTAGGTCGAGTTCAGCTCGCCTATCAACATCTACCTAAATGGCTACAGCAGGGTGTGGTTGAATGGAACAAAGGTTCGTTTGTTCTAGAAAACAATTCTCGTGTTTTGGCAGCGGCAACTTCAGCCAGCGCCATCCGTGGTTATACTATCAACCTTCTATTCATCGACGAAGCAGCGTTCATTGAAAATTGGGACGAATTTTTCACATCGGTTTATCCTACTATCTCATCAGGTTCAGAATCAAAGATTATTCTAGTTTCTACCCCTAATGGTCTAAATCATTTCCACGCTACTTGGGCTAATGCTCAAAAAGGTCAAAATGGTTATCATCCTATTCTTGTTCACTGGACTAGTGTTCCAGGTAGAGATGAAAAATGGAAATCTGAAACCATAGCAGGTATGAACTTCGACCTAGAGAAGTTTGATCAGGAATACAATTGTGAGTTCTTGGGGTCATCAGGAACACTTATTGCTGGTTGGAAACTCAAAGAACTGGTTTCTAGTAACCCTATCTTACAAAAAGATGGTTTGACTCAATTCAAGCCAGTAGAACCGAATCATGTATATATGATGGTATGCGACGTTTCTAGAGGCAAAGGATTAGACTATTCAGCGTTTCAGCTTATAGATGTTACAAATATGCCTTACCAACAGGTCGGAGTTTATAGAAATAATGCTATCACTCCTTTAGATTATGCTGATATTATTCATAGAACTGCTAAGGCATATAATAACGCCTCTGTGTTGGTTGAAGTAAATGATATTGGCGAACAAGTTTCAACTTCATTAAACTATGATTTTGGTTATGAGAATGTTCTTTTTACTGAGAATGCAGGAAGATCTGGTAAAAGGATCACAACTGGATTTGGTGGAGGGAGCGTTGATAAAGGTATCCGTACCACTAAAATCGTCAAATCTATAGGTTGTTCTATATTAAAGCTACTTATAGAACAGAATCAATTAATCGTTAACGATATAAACACGATTAGCGAGTTAGGAACCTTTTCTAAAAAAGGAACTTCGTATGAAGCCGAGCCAGGGAAACACGACGATTTGGTAATGTGTTTGGTTCTATTTGCTTGGCTTTCAGACCAACAATATTTTAAAGATTATACTAATATTAATACTCTTATGTCACTGAGAGACAAAACTGAAGATGATATGGAGCAAGATTTGGCCCCATTCGGCTTTGTAGATTCTGGGAGAGATGATTTCGTTGAGGAAGAATATGAAAGATTTGTAGGCGACTCTTGGATGTGGAATCATCCGCAAGACTTCTAAAAAAGCCCTTTTTATAAATACAAAAAACAAATATACGAATGTTCTCGTAATAGGGAGAAAATAAAAATGGCTTTTCAACTATCACCTGGTGTTAATGTATCTGAGATCGACCTTACAACAGTGGTTCCTTCAGTTGCCACAACTGATGGCGCCTTTGCTGGCGTTTTTCGTTGGGGTCCAATCGGAGAAAGAGTTTTAATCGACTCTGAAAATGCGCTAGTTACTCGATTTGGTAAACCAACCAATTTTAACGGCGAAACATTTTTCACAGCGGCGAACTTTCTATCATATACTAATCGCCTTTGGGTTTCACGTGCTGCTGATGTAACCGGAGCCACTCCTGTAGTTTCTGGTAACACTGATGGCGCTAATAATGTTGTTTTGATTGCCGATACATCTAACATTTTAGTAGGAATGTATCTTACTCAATGTTCAAATGCTAGCATTACTTTTGGTAATAGCTCAGTAAACACTGCAGTGCTTTCAACAATTTCAGTACTTTCTAAGAACTCATCTTCAGTAACCCTTTCAAGCAATGTAACTGCTACACAGAATGGCGTAAGTTTCTACTTTGCTCATCCAGCTTCAGCTTATACTGCTGTAGCTCTAGAGCCAGGTTCTTCAGCAATGGGCGCTAATGGGTTTGTTGCTAACCTAGTAAATCAGGTAGTCAAAAACGACAATGATTATGCTGATAAAGATGGCAACTTTGATCCAGACGTTATTTACGTTGCAAGATTCCCAGGCGACATGGGTAATTCTCTAAGAGTTGGAATTTGCGACACAGCAGAGAGCTTCAATTCAACAATCGCTCTAACTGGCGCTAATGTTGCTGGTAGTGGCGTAACTGCTAATGCTCGTATTGAATTCCGCCTTGGTTCAAACGTAGCAACTATTAAGTTTGCTGGCACTACAAATGCTGCAGCAAACAGTGTTGCAACTAAGTTGGCAAACGGCGATCAAGTTCTTGCTGGTAATAGTTCAATCAATCAGCAATATTTGATGGTTCAGTCAGTATCAGTAGGAAGTAATGCAAGTTTCATTAATACTTCAACTATTGGTTTCAGTGGCTTGGATGTATCAAATACTTCTAACTTCATTACTATTGCAAGTAATCCATACTCAAACGGCGATATTGTTAACTATTCTAACACAGCTGGAAACAGTCAAATTACCGGTCTAACACAGGGTATTAACTACCATGTAATTCAGGCTAATTCTTCTGGATTAAAACTATCGCTAACACCATTTGGCGATGAAATTGATCTAACTACTACTTCTGGTGCAAATTCAACTCTAGTGGCAAACACCACTGTAGTCAGAATTAATCTTGAAGATTCTTACAGACTAAGAACTGATTTTGTCAGCAATACTATTGATCGTTATTGGGAATTCTTCAATGTCGTAGACGTTGCACCAGGTCAGTCTGATTTCGTACTAGCCAATGGTAACACTTCTGCACAAGACGAACTTCACGTCGTAGTTGTTGATGATGGTGGAAAATTCTCAGGAACACCAGGAACAATTCTTGAGGTTTATAGAGGTCTATCACGTGCTACTGATGGCAAGAATAATGATGGAACTGGTAATTACTACAAAGACGTAATTAATCAGAATTCTAATTATATTCGTTGGGCTAATGACCGTAGTATTGCTCCTTCTGCATCAGCACTAAATGTAGTTTCTTCATCAGCTACTGCTCCTGCTAATATAACCCTTGCTCATGGAGCTGACGGTCTTAATGAATCATCAGCAACAATTGCTATCCTAGGTTCAGCTTATGATCTATTCCAGTCAGCCGAGGATATCGATATTTCTCTAGTTATCCAAGGAAAGCCTATTGGCGGAACTACTGCAGTAGGTGGAAGAACAGTCAATAATTTCCAGTTGGCTAATTATCTAATCGATAACATAGTCAATTCTAGAAGAGATTGTGTGGTTCTAGTATCTCCTGATCGTTCAACAGTCCTTAATAACGTCGGCGACGAAGCTGTGGATCTTAAAGCATGGAGAGGATCTCTTAATAGTTCTTCATACGCTATCATGGATTCAGGTTATAAGTATCAATATGATCGTTATAATGACGTTTATCGTTGGGTTCCACTAAACGGTGACATTGCTGGTATCTGCGCAAGAACAGATACTACTAATGACGCTTGGTGGTCGCCAGCTGGTTTCAACCGTGGTCAAATTAAGAATCTAGTAAAACTAGCATTCAATCCACGCAAAGCAGAGCGCGACATTCTTTATAGTAACGGTATCAATCCTGTTGTAACATTCCCAGGTCAGGGAACTGTTCTATATGGAGATAAAACCCTACAGGACAAGCCATCTGCCTTTGATCGTATCAATGTTCGCAGATTGTTCATTGTTCTTGAAAAGGCAATTGCTACTGCAGCTAAGTATCAGTTGTTCGAATTCAACGATGCTTTCACAAGAGCACAGTTTAGAAACCTTGTAACACCATATCTACGCACTATTAAAGGTCGTCGTGGTATTACTGATTTCTATGTTGTATGTGATGATACAAACAACACTCCACAAATTATTGACAGCAATCAGTTTGTTGGAGACATCTATATTAAACCTGCTAGAAGCATTAACTTTATCCAGCTTAACTTCGTTGCTGTTCCAACTGGTGTTCAGTTCTCTGAAGTTATCGGTAAGTTTTAATAAATAGATAAAATATTCTAGGAGTAAAATAGATGGCTTTTAATATTAACTCTTTTAAAGTAAATGGACTACCATGGGGGGGCGCTCGCCCCTCCCTCTTCCAAGTCCAAATAACACCGCCTCCTACTCTACCATTGAATCCTGAAGCATTTAAAAAGCTAGTTTTCACTTGTAGAGCAGCAGAGCTACCAGAGTCAACAATTTCTCAGATTGAAGTTCCATATTTCGGTCGTAGAATTAAGTTGGCTGGCGAAAGATCTTTTGCTGATTGGTCAATTACAGTAATGAACGATGAAGATTTCTCTGTACGTTCAATGTTTGAAGCATGGCAGAATGCTATCAATACGATGCAGACAAATATTCGTCTACCAGAAGCTGCTTTTGAACAATATAAAGCATTCGCTGTTGACGTTACACAGTTTGCTAAGGATGGCGAAGTACTTCGTGTTTATCAGCTAATTGGTGCATTCCCAACTCAGCTTAGTGGCATTACACTAGGATGGGATTCGCAGAACGCTGTTGAAGAGTTTACTGTAAACTTTGCTTACGATTACTGGCTACCAGTAATTGAAGACACTTCAGTCAAGACAGCTGGTAAAGTCACACCATATCTCGCTCAAACTGATATCGGACCAATAGTCTAAATAAACTAAACTATGTGAATGGAGGGAGTTAACTCCCTCCAACTTTTGGAGAAATAAATGGCAGAATTATTCGGTTTCGAATTCAGAAAAAAAAGACCAGACCCAGAGCTACCGTCGTTCGCTCCACCAAAGGACTCGGACGATGGTGCTGTTGTCGTATCAGCAGGTGGTGCTTTTGGCACTTATGTTGATCTTGATGGTACAGTAAGATCTGAAGCAGAACTAGTTACAAAATATCGTGAGATGTCATTACAACCAGAATGTGATGCAGCTGTTGATGAAATTGTCAATGAGTCTATTTCAATTGATGAAGAACATATTGTTCAAATTAATCTAGAACAATTAAACGTCAAAGACAATATTAAAAAAATCATTAGAGACGAGTTTCAGCATTGTTTGAACCTTTTAGGTTTCAACAAATATGCATATGAAATTTATAGACGCTGGTATATTGATGGTCGTTTATATTATCATGTTATTATTGATGACAATAATCCATCAGCTGGTATCAAAGAAGTTCGTTACGTTGATCCAAGAAAGATCCGTAAAGTCCGCGAAGTTCAAAAGAAAAAAATTCAAGCCAACAATCCAGGCGATGCAATTGTTACCAAAACAGTTAATGAATATTTTATCTTTAACGACAAAGGTTTCAATTTCGGTAATAAAGCAGTCGGTCCATCAACTACTGGTTTAAAGATTGCTAAAGATTCTATTCTACATGTTGTGTCAGGTCTAACAGACAATCAAGGCACAATGGTTCTTTCCTATCTGCATAAAGCTATTAAACCGCTAAACCAGTTGCGCACCCTGGAAGACGCCTTAGTGATTTATCGCCTTGCTCGTGCGCCCGAAAGACGTATTTGGTATATCGATGTTGGTAATCTGCCTAAGATGAAGGCAGAGCAGTACGTTCGTGATATTATGGTTAAGCATAAAAACAGATTAATCTATGACGCCCAGACAGGCGACATTAGAGATGACCGCAAATTCATGACGATGCTAGAGGATTACTGGCTACCTCGTCGTGAAGGTGGTAGAGGTACGGAGGTTACTACCCTACCAGGCGGTCAGACATTGGGACAGATGGACGACGTTTTATACTTTCAAAAGAAGTTCTTACAGGCGCTTAATGTTCCAGTGTCAAGACTTAATTCAGACGCTCTATTTTCAGTTGGTAGAGCCACAGAAATTACAAGAGACGAGTTAAAGTTTAATCGTTTTTGTATTCGTTTGAGAGGAAGATTCTCAAACCTATTCCTAGAAATGTTGAAGAAACAACTAATCCTCAAGGGTGTTACTACTATTGAAGATTGGAATTACATCGTCGACGATATTCGTTTTGACTTTGCTAAGGATAACTATTTTACAGAACTTAAAGACGCTGAAATTCTTGAAGGTCGTATAAACCAAGCAAGAAATATTCAGGATATGGTTGGTAAGTATTACAGTCATGAATGGGTTCGTAAAAACGTTCTTCAACAGTCTGACGATGATATAGCAAAGAACGATAAACAAATCAATACAGAATCACAAATGGCGGATCAAGGCGAAAACAGATGGATTAATCCAGCTATTATTAATAATGAAATGTTATTACAGCAAGCTGAAATGCAGAATCAACAGATGCAAGGTATGCAAGAACAGCAACTTCAACCAGGTGTTGAAGGTTCGCAAGGTCAAGATCCAGAACTAGCACAAAAAATGGAACAAGTTAGAAACGCTGAAATAATCGTAGATCAAATGAAGAAAATGCCAAAGGCTAATAGAACTATGGCAGATGAAGCAAAATATAAAGCAGCGGTACAAGTATTAGCAAAGAATCCAGAACTAGTACAAAGAGGTTCTGTTAGAGCTACAGAACAATAATAAAGGATGAATGTAAATGACTGACGTTAATAAATATGAATTAGATGACTTAGTTATTTCTGCATTAGATCAGAAGCCAACAGATTTTGAAGCAGCATTTAATGACTTGATTGTTGATCGTATCTCTACAGCTATTGAGAATAAGAAAATACAAATTGCTCAACAGATGTATGGTTACGAACCAGAAGTCGAATATGAAGATGATGCTGAAGAACAAGAACAAGAAATAGATAACTCAGAGGAAGAGGATAATGGCGAAGAAACTTAGAGATATTGCTGGTAAAGGCCAGTTCGCTGGAGTAAATAAAACTACAGTTGCTCCGCCAGATATTGACGATAAGAATTTATATCAGTGGAATGCTAAAGATGGCGTTGCCTTTGTAAAGAAACATGACACTGAGACTCATGATTACCCATATGATGCAGAAGCTGCATTCAAGGGTAAGAAGGGTGGTGGTGAAAAGACTTCAAAGTATAAATTCCAGAAAGATGGAGTTTATGAAGCTGCATGTAATCAAACCAATGAAGGTGTGATGTGCGAAGTTCACGGCGAAGCTGCTTGCCCATCTGGTTCCGATCAAGAACCAAGATATAAAGGCAAGAAAATGCTTACCGATAAAAAACATGTTTCAGAAGGACGTGTTGAAGATGTAGCGCATAAGAAAGTTACTAAACAACTTGCTGCTATAGCAGCTGCTTCTGACAAACCAGTAACAAAACTAAAACCAGGCAAGAAACAGTATAATCAATTAAAATCTACTGGCTCTATGTTTGGTGGAGCTAGAACAATGTCTGCGGGATTAGCAAAACGTGATATCGAAGCTGGCGAGCGTGGTTCTTCTGTAGCTAAAGCAAAGCTAAAAGAAGAAGATATCCAAGAAGTTGCTCCACCAAGTAAAAAAATTGAATCTTGGATCAAGTCAAACAAAGAACGTTTCATAAAACAGTATGGTAAAGAAAAAGGAACGCAAGTTCTATATGCTAAAGCGTGGAAAATGCACGGCCAATCTGAATCTGGCCCAGCAACTAATACTGATTATGCTGGACCAGGCGCTGCTGGATGGTCAACAGGTAGACTAGATGTGGGGACTTTATAATGGTTATAAAACTTTTAGGACCAGAGGTTAGCATTTCAACAGCTAACACTTTTTCAAATACTGCTAATCTTTGTAGAGTGGTTGCTACTGGCGCTGCAGCAGTTTTAAATATTTCATACGCAAATGGTGTTGTTTATGCTAATACAACTGTAACCAATACAGCACCTGTCATTGTTGCTAAAGGTTTAACAGACGGTTTACAAGGCACTGGCCTATTAGCAACTCCAGTAGCATACAGAGGATAACAGATGAAACTCATCGCCGAATTAAACGAAGACACTCAATATATTACCGAAAGATCTGAAGACGGTAAGAAGCACCATTATATTATGGGACGCTTTATGACTGCTGAAGAGAAAAATAAAAACGGTAGATTGTATAAGAAAGATATTCTTGAAAACGAAGTGTCAAGATATATTCGTGAAGTAGTTAATGCAAAAAGAGCATTCGGCGAATTAAATCATCCATCAGGTCCAACTATCAATCTAGATCGTGTTTCTCATATCATTACCGAATTAAAGTGGGATGGTAACTATGTAAACGGTAAGGCCAAAATTACATCAACACCTATGGGTGAGATTGCTCGTGGTCTCCTAGAATCAGGCGGACAACTTGGCGTTTCTACACGTGGTATGGGTTCATTAAAAGAATCAAATGGCGCCATGATCGTTCAACCTGATTTCAAACTTTCAACAGTTGATATTGTTTCTGATCCCAGTGGACCAGGATGTTTCGTAAATGGTATTATGGAAAACGTTGAATGGATTTACGACCCAGTCAAAGGTTCGTGGCATGAAGAAAAACTTCATGAAATGAAGAAGAATATTCATTCTTTGAGTAAAAGACAACTTGAAGAACAGAAATTGAACTTATTTGAGAACTATCTCACTTCTCTAATCGTAAAAAACAAAAAATTATAAATAATTGTAAATTTCTTTAATAGGAGACTATTTAAATGGCTAATAACGAAGAATTCGATCTTGAAGCTCTAAATGCTCTTGAGGAAGCCAAGGTAAAGGGCAAGAAGAAGCATCATGAGGAAGAGGAAGAGGAAGAAGAGGAAAAAGAAGAAAAGGAATCTTCTTGTAAGAAGATGGGAGAAGAAACAGTTGACGAGGAAACTCTTGCTGCATCTTCACTTCATCCAGCCGCTCGTCATTCAGATCCAATGCCAAAACTAAAAGCAATGACTTCAGTAATGAATGTTATGGCTGGCATGGGCAAGTCAGATCTTGTCGATTTCTTCAATCAGGTTCAAGCTCAGTATGGTCCAGGTAAGGATTGGGGTGTTGGCGACAAGTCAGGTCACAATCAGTCAACTATTGACATGAAGCCATCTGATGCAACTGCTAAGTCAGCTCCAAAGACACGTGACGCTATGCCAAAACTAAATGTCCGCGAAGACATTGAAGAAATGTTTAACGGTCAGGATCTATCAGAAGAATTTAAAGACAACGTTGCTACTCTATTCGAAGCTGCAGTTTCCGTAAGAGTTATTGCAGAGCAGACACGTCTTGAAGAAGAATTTGAAACAAAGCTACAGGAAGAAGTTTCTTCAATTGCTGAAGAGATGACATCAAAGCTCGACACATATCTCGATTATGTTGTTGAGAACTGGATGAAAGAAAACGAAGTAGCTATCGAATCAACCCTACGTAATGAACTTGCTGAAGAGTTCATGGAAGGATTGAAGAACCTATTCGCTGAACACTACATCAGTGTCCCAGAAGAAAAGGTTGATGTTCTAGAGGCTATGGCTGAGAAGGTTGAAGCTCTAGAAGCAAAACTTGACGAAACAATTACAGAAAACGTTGAGCTAAGAAACTTTGTTGTTGAGAACGAAAGACAGGATATCGTTGAGAGTCTTGCTTCCGATCTAGCATTGACACAACAAGAAAAGTTTGCTGCTCTAGTTGAAGGAATTGAGTTCGACGGCGATCTTGACGTTTATGCTAAGAAGCTAATGATTGTCAAGGAAAACTACTTTAAGAATGAAGCAACTTCAAGTTCTTCAATTGAAGAAGAAACATTTGAAGGAGAAGTAGCTGTAACTAAGAATATCGATCCAACAGTTGGTCGCTATCTAGACGCTATCTCCAGAACAGTTAAAAAGTAATATATTATAAATAAGATAAAGTGTATTTCTAAGAAAGGAAAACCTAAATGTATCTAGCTGAGGAAATTCAAAACAAGTGGGCTCCAGTCCTAGACCATGACGCTCTTGGCGCCATTAAGGACCAGCACCGCCGTTCAGTCACAGCAGTTATGCTTGAGAACACAGAGAAGGCTCTCCGTGAATCAGCAGCTCATGGTGACTATCAGACACTAACAGAAACAAGTTCACTTGTTCACACAAACCTAATGGGCGCTTCAAGCTCAACTCAGGGAACAGGCGGCATCGATACTTTCGATCCAGTTCTTATTTCTCTAGTTCGTCGTGCAATGCCAAATCTAATTGCTTACGACATCTGCGGCGTTCAGCCAATGACTGGCCCAACTGGCCTCATTTTCGCTATGCGTTCACGTTATGCTAATACAACTAGCTATAACAACGCTGGCGCAGAAACATTCTATAACGAAGTTAACACTCAGTTCTCTTCTGTTACATCTGGCGCTAACACCTTCGGTCAGAAGTTCGTTGGTACAATTCCAGGTGCTACTAACACTACACCACTAACAGCTGTTAATACATATAACACTGGTGCTGGTATGTCAACTTTCCAGGCTGAAGCTCTTGGAACTGATTCAAATACAGCTTTCCCACAGATGGCATTCTCAATTGAGAAGGTTACTGTAACTGCTAACACTCGTGCTCTAAAGGCAGAGTATACTATGGAACTTGCTCAGGATCTTAAGGCAATCCATGGTCTAGACGCTGAAACAGAACTAGCCAATATTCTATCAGCTGAAATCCTAGCCGAAATCAACCGTGAAGTTGTTCGTACTATTAACTTCACTGCTGAAGCTGGCGCTCAGGATAACGTTACTACAGCTGGTGTCTTCGATCTTGATACTGACTCAAACGGTCGTTGGTCAGTTGAAAAGTTCAAGGGTCTAATGTTCCAGCTAGAGCGTGAAGCTAACCAGATCGCCAAGCAGACTCGTCGTGGTAAGGGTAACATCGTTATCTGTTCTTCAGACGTTGCTTCTGCTCTACAGATGGCTGGTGTTCTTGACTACGCTCCTGCTCTTAACTCAAATAACCTACAGGTTGACGATACAGGAAATACCTTCGCTGGTATCCTAAATGGTCGTCTACGTGTTTATATCGATCCATACGCTCTAGGCGGTAACTATCTAACAGTTGGCTATAAGGGTTCATCAGCTTTCGACGCTGGTCTATTCTACTGCCCATACGTTCCACTACAGATGGTTCGTGCTGTTGATCAGTCATCCTTCCAGCCAAAGATCGGCTTTAAGACTCGTTACGGCATGGTTGCAAACCCATTCGCCGAAGGCACTAACCAGGGCCTTGGTCGTTCTAATGTTATTAGCACTAACAAATATTATCGTCGTGTGATCGTAAATAATTTGATGTAGTCACTATACTTTTTAGTGTTATTCACTAAAAAGCGTCAGTAATATGACTAAATAAACCTGGGAACTTTCGAAAGTTCCCAGGTATTTTTTTATGGAGAAATATTAATGGAAAAGTATGGGTTTGTATATATCTGGTATGATGTTAAACATAAACGCTATTATGTTGGTTGTCATTGGGGAACAGAAACAGACGGATATATCTGTTCTTCTAATTGGATGAGAGACTCATATAAAAGAAGGCCACAAGATTTCAGAAGAAAAGTTCTTAAAACTAATCTTAGCAGAGAACAAATGTATCTTGAGGAACAACGTTATTTGAATATGATGAAACCTGAGGAAAAGAAAATTAGATATTATAACCTTGATACTAAAAACGGCAATCCTTGGCATCAGTATCCAGAGTCAGTAAAAACTATCGGACAAAAAATTTCTCATTCTAAAAAAGGCAAATCTACAGGTCCATGTTCTCCTGAAACTGCTGATAAAATATCTACAGCGAACAAAGGCAGAAAATTCTCAGAAGAGCACAAAGAAAAACTTCGACAAGCAAAACTAGGTAAAAAACATACAGAAGAATGGAAACAACAAAATTCTATTCGAATGAAAGAACAATGGAATAATGGTTCAAGAAAAAGAGCAGAACCCAAAAAAACTATGACAAGAGAAGAACAAGATAAACTATGTTCCACACAACTGAAGAATAGATGGAGTGACCCTGTCTGGGCAGAAAATCAAAAGAGAAAACTAAAAGAAGCATCAAAAAAACGTTGGGAAGATTATAGACTAAATAAATCGTTAGGCAAAGATCTAACAACATCAGACTAGGGGGCTAATCACCCCCACTTTTTTAGAGAAAAACATGTCAGCTATAGATAACACACCATCTAATAGAAACTTTCTTTCCCCTCTGAATTTCAAGTTTCAGATTAAGAAAGCTCCACATGTAAACTTCTTTATTCAGAAAGTAAACATACCGGCAATCAATCTACCGCCAGCAGTATCACCAAATCCCTTCGTAAATATACCATTGCCGGGAGAACATTTGACTTATGGTGAATTAAATATAACATTTAAGGTTGATGAAGATTTACAAAACTATCTCGAGATTCATAATTGGATAACAGGATTAGGCAAGCCAGAAGAGTTTGAACAGTATAAAAACATTGCAGACAAAAAAGAATGGACTGGCGAAGGCATATACTCAGATATTTCTGTTATAGTTTTATCTAGCACCAAATCAGCCAATTATGAAATTGTTTACGTTGACGGATATCCTGTTTCTCTATCTGGGCTTGAATTCAATACAATTGATAGCGATGTAAATTATATTACAGCTACTGCTTCTTTCAAATATACATACTATAATATTATTAAAATCTAAATTATTTAACCTGTGAGATTATTATGAATATAGATGAAATACTAGAACATTGGCAAACCGACACTAAAATTGATAAAACTGAACTGGGCGAAGAAGCTCTAAACATCCCAAAACTTCACCATAAATACTATCAGATATATGTTAAGGAGAAAATGCTTCTTCGAAAACATGAAGCTGACATGAGACAACTCAAACTAGATAAGTATGAGTTTTTGACTCAGGGGCCGAACGAAGAAACTAAAGACAAGGGTTGGAAGCTCCCTCCAAAAGGAATGGTGCTTAAAAGCGATATTCCTATGTATCTAGAAGCCGACCAAGACATTATCAATCTATCTCTTAAGATTGGTTATCAACAAGAAAAAATAGAACTGCTAGATTCAATTATCAAGTCTATTATGAATAGAAATTTCGTGATAAAAAATGCGATTGACTGGCAGAAATTTACAATGGGTGCTTAATGGATATAGTGCAAATCGAAAGGTTCGACGAAGTTTATATTAAAGTAAAAGCCGAACCAAGCATTATGATGGAAATGAGCGAATTCTTTACGTTCACTGTTCCTGGCGCTAAATTCATGCCCGCTTATCGTTCTAAATTTTGGGATGGTAAGATACGCTTGTTAAATGCCATGACTGGTTTGTTGTATGCTGGTTTAACAAAATATGTAGAAGAATTTTGTAAATCTAGAAACTATGAACTAGAATATCTTTCAGATTTTGCTTCTGAGAACTTTTCTTTAAAGGAAGCTAAAGAGTTTGTTGAAAAAATAAAACCTACGATGCAGCCAAGAGATTACCAGTTGGATGCTTTTGTTCATGCTGTAAGAGAACGTAGAGCATTAATGCTTTCTCCCACAGCTTCTGGTAAGTCATTTATCATTTATTTACTTGTGAGGTATTATGCGAAACGCACTCTTATTATTGTACCAACTACTTCTCTTGTTAGTCAGCTTGCCAGTGATTTTGCTGACTATGGTTTTGACTCCGATACTTTTGTTCATCGTGTGTTCGCTGGACAGGATAAGGGATCAACAAAACCGATCACAATCACAACTTGGCAAAGCGTATACAAGCTACCTAAAGAATTCTTTGCAAACTTTGATGTTGTCATCGGAGACGAAGCTCATCTCTTCAAAGCAAAATCTCTTACTTCTATACTTACTAAGATGTCCGGATGCCGTTATCGTTTTGGATTTACCGGAACATTGGATGGTACTGAAACCCACCGCCTCGTCCTTGAGGGACTCTTCGGAGCAGTCAGAAAAGTAACAACCACAAAAGAACTTATTGATCAAAAACATCTTGCTGATTTTAAAATTAAAGCTATTGTTTTGTCATATCCGGATGAAATTAGACAGATGATTGCTCGAGCAAACGATTATCAAGCTGAAATGGATTACCTTGTAAGGTTAGAATCAAGAAATAAATTCATTAAGAATCTTGCGTTATCGTTAAAGGGTAATACTTTAGTATTATATCAATTTGTAGAAAAGCATGGTATTCATCTAGCTAATATGTTACAAAATAATAATCGTCCTGTATATTTCGTTTCAGGAGATATATCTGGCGACGATAGAGAACAAATTAGAAAGGTTGTCGAAAATGATCACAATGCTATTATTGTCGCTTCTTTTGGTACTTTTAGCACCGGAGTCAATATTAAGAATCTCCATAATATTATTTTTAGTAGCCCAAGCAAGTCTCGCATTAGGAATCTACAGTCAATTGGCCGTGGACTACGTAAGTCTGATACGAAAACTTCTGCTACCCTTTTTGATATAGCTGACGACATGTCTTGGAAGAGTAAGAAGAACTATACCTTACTCCATTTCATGGAGAGAATAAAGATATATAACGAAGAGAAGTTTGAGTACAAGATCTATAAGGTTCAATTGGATATTTAATTTCAATCAGCGCATTAATGATTATACTGGGTGTCAGGAAAAATGTCAATAGAAATTTTGAGAAAGATACTTGAAATAGGAAACATTAATATCGCTTTCTATCTAGCGTATATTGTTTTTATTTTGACAAACAATTTTAGATTCGTATTGTCTTTTCTCTCTTCAGTGGTAATAACTGGTTTTTTAAAAATAATTCTACAGCCGTATAGCCCCAGTGGACATATGGCAATGGCAACAATTATATTGTTATGGGCTTCTTTTTTATCAAATAAGTTATTGACTTTTATAGCTTGTTTAGGTATACTATCTATATTTGCTTATGCGCTTATTGAAACTAACAGTCACACAATATCTGAAACTGTCTTTGGGTTTTTAATATCTTTAGTATGTTTCTTTTTATTCGTAATTTTTTAAAAGTGAGGAATGATGGCTAAGGTAAAAAATTATATCAATAACAAAACTTTATATGGCGCCATGATCCATTACAAGAATGATTTGCAACATGCTCTGGAACACGATGCAGATAAACCGCAAGTGCCTAACTATATTGGAGAATCGATTATCCTTATATGTAATAATCTTGCTAAGAAACCAAACTTCTCAGGATATACATACAAACAAGAAATGATTTCTGATGGTATCATGGATTGTATATCTGCAGTTGATAATTTTAATCCAGACAAAACAAACAATCCATTTGCTTATTTTACACAGATTGCATGGAACGCCTTTCTTCGAAGAATACAAAAAGAAAAGAAACAGACATATATAAAACATAAGAATTTCGAGAACTCTCATTTGTTTAGCGAAATTGTAGAAAATTCGGGGCATGCTATGCATTTGAAATCTAATGAGTATTCGTCAGACATAGTGCGTTCGTTTGAAGATAAGTTGACTAAATCTAAAAAAGAGAGTAAACTTACTGGAGTAGAAAAATTTTCAGAGGTGGAAGAAAATGAAGAATGATCATTTAGTACCTGTTGTCGTTCAGGATATTGTTAATAGATTAAACGACAAAAATATTCGAGAAAACGAAAGAGCAAATCTATTGCTACGTCTAGATGCTATTCGTGATTATGTTACGGCTGCTGTTGTAAAGGCAAGTTCTAAAAATGAAAATCGCTCTTTTAACCGATAGTCATGCTGGTGTTCGTAATGACTCTCTAGTCTTTCATGACTATATGAAAAGGTTCTATGATAATGTATTCTATAGATATATCGACGAAAATAATATTAAAACTGTTGTGCATTGCGGCGATATTGTGGATCGCCGAAAATATATCAACATCAATACTGCGTATCGTTTAAGAAAAGATTTGATTGAACCAGCTATTGAACGTGGATTAAAATGGCATCAGATACTCGGCAATCATGACACATATCATAAAAATACTAATGAGGTGTCATCTTTTAACGAACTTTTTCGTAAGTATGAGATAAATATCTATGATAAAGCAACCGAAGTAATGTTCGGTGAAACCAAGATTCTATTAATTCCTTGGATTTGTGATGACAATAAACAGCATTCCTTCAAACTAATTAAGGAAACAGATGCACAAATTGCTTTCGGTCATTTGGAACTGGAAGGATTTGAAATGTTTAAAGGATCAATCGTTTCTCATGGAGACGATCCGTCACTTTTTGGACGGTTTGATATTGTTTGTTCTGGGCATTTTCATCATCGTTCAAACCGTGGTAATATTAATTATCTCGGTTCTCCTGCAGAGTATACTTGGTCTGATTATAACGATCCTCGAGGGTTTCATATCTTTGACACAGAAACGAGACAATTAACTTTTATTGAAAACCCGTATAAGATGTTTCATAAGTTCTGGTATAATGACGGAGATACTAAATTTGTAGACTCCGAAATCGACTATACTCAATTTGCTAATAAGATAATTAAAATTATAATCACTGAAAAGAATAATCCTTATTGGTTTGAAAAATTTATAGAGAATATTGAAAAACAAAATCCTGTGGACATACAAATCGTAGAAGATCATCTTAATCTTGATTTGGAAGATGACGATGATATTATTGATGAAGCTGAATCTACAATTGAAATTTTTAAAAAATACATTACTGGCGCCGAAGTAAAAGGCGTTGATAAGAACAAATTAGAAAATAAAATTGTAGAGTTATATCATGAGGCATTGACAATTGAATGATTCACTTTAAGAAATTAAAATGGAAGAACTTCCTTTCGACTGGAAACGTTTTTACAGAAATCAATTTAGCAAGCAAAGAGACTACACTCATTGTTGGACAGAATGGGGCTGGGAAGTCTACGATTCTAGATGCGTTGAGTTTTGGTCTTTTTGGTAAACCGTTCCGAAAGATAAACAAACCACAACTTGTAAATTCAATCACACAAAAGAACTGCTTGGTAGAAATAGAATTTTCTATAGGTTCTAAAGAGTATAAGATTGTTCGTGGTATAAAGCCAACTGTTTTTGAAGTATATCAGAACGGTAATCTTTTAAATCAAAACGCTGAGATGAAAGATTACCAGGAACTTTTAGAAAAACAAATTATCAAAGTAAATCATAAATCTTTTTCGCAGGTAGTTGTTCTAGGTTCAGCTACCTTTCAGCCTTTTATGCAGTTGTCTTCTGGTCAGCGTAGAGAAATTATTGAGGATCTATTAGACCTTCAAATCTTTACTGTTATGAATTCTATATTAAAAGATAAAGTTCTTATAAACAGTGAAAATATCTACGAAGTTAATACTTCTAAAAAACTAGTCAACTCTAAAATTGAATTGACTAAAAGTCATTTGCAAGAACTTCAGATTAATAATAATAAATTGGTAGAGGAAAAAGAAAAAAACATAAAAGACACCAATAAAAAAATCCAAGAGTATACTAATAAAATTGATAGAATAACAAAACAAATAGAAATTTGTAAGAAAGATATTGGCGACAATGATAGCGTTTCTAGAAAACTAGAAAAACTCTCTAAACTTCGTCATCAGATAGAAGCAAAAGTAGCCATTCTAAATCAAGATGTTGTTTTCTTTAGTAATCACGAAAATTGCCCCACATGTAAACAAAATATTGATAAAAATTTTAGAGACAAAACTATAGAGGAAAAAACTTCTCAGATCAAAGATACTGAAGAAGGGTTGAAGTTATTATCTTTAGAGTATGAAACTGCTAATAACCGCCTAAAACAAATTATGAATATGAACAATGATATTCAGAAATTTGAAATGGAAAGAGTTGAATACAAAACAACAATAAATTCTTTAAACAAATATATCGAACAATTGAATCAAGAGATAGAAAATCTAAAAGATAAAAATGAAGTGGTTGATGTTAAAATAGTAGACTACGAAAAAGAATTGAATGCGTTAGAAACTAGATATAATGAATTAAGCGAAGAAAAAGAAGTTTTGAGCGCAGCAACAGTTTTATTAAAAGATACAGGAATTAAATCTAAAATTATTAGGCAGTATATTCCTGTCATTAACAAATTGATTAATAAATACCTTTCTTCTATGGATTTTTTTGTTTCGTTTGAACTCGATGAAAATTTTAACGAAACAATCAAGTCTAGATATAGAGATGATTTTTCATACGCATCTTTCTCTGAAGGAGAGAAACAGAAAATTGATTTGGCTTTATTGTTTACATGGAGAGCAATTGCCAAACTTCGTAACTCAATAAGCACAAATCTTTTAATAATGGACGAAGTGTTCGATTCTTCTTTGGACCAAAATGCAACAGATTATCTTATGAATATTATTCGTGAGATATCCAAAGATAGTAATATTATCATTATATCGCACAAAGAACATTTGAACGAGAAGTTCAATAACGTATTGAAATTCGTGAAAAATAAAAATTTCTCTCAGATACAATAATATTGACTAAAATGAAAATCGAGGTTATAATATGAAACTAGATGATAGATATCTTTTAGAACAATGTGAAGAATTCGATTTTAAAGATCCTCCCTTCGATCCGATTGATTTCGCGCAGAGTCTCATCAAATTTATGTATGAGAACAATGGTCTTGGAGTGGCAGCAAACCAAGTAGGAGTGCCTTATCGTATTTTCGCTATGCGTGGAGCTCCGGAAAATTTTGTTTGTTATAATCCTAAGATAGTTAGTCAATCTAAAGACGACGTAGTTCTCGAGGAAGGGTGTTTATCTTATCCTGGATTAGTAGTTAAAATTAAAAGACCAACAGTAGTTCGTGTTCGATTCAATACTCCTAATGGAGATAGTTTGACAAAACAGTTTATAGGTATGTCTGCTAGAGTATTTCAACACGAATATGATCACTTGCAAGGCATTCGTTTTTATGATAGAGCTAACAAGTTTCATCGAGACCAAGCAATGAGAAAGTGGAAACAATGAATCATTTTTTTAATTTCTATAAACTGAATTTAATGCTTGAATATTATGAACAATGGTTTATACTAATTGTGTTCGCAATATTTGTTTATTGGTATATGAGAAAAAAATGAATATTTTCTATATTTCTGATAACCCCGTGGAAGCAGCCGAGTGGATGGTAGATCGTCATGTTGTTAAGATGATCCTCGAATCCGCTCAGTTGCTTTCTACAGCACATCGTTTACTAGACGGTCGAGAAATTCAACTCGAGGTGCAGGTTGAGCAGGAAGATGGTAAAATTAAAACACGCAAGAAAAAATGGTGGTTACTAAATGACTCGCGCGAACAAATTATATATTCAGCTACGCACATCAATCACCCATCTGCTGTATGGGCTCGCAGTAGCGTCGAGAATTACAATTGGTTGGTAGATCATTTCTTTGCGTTGATGCAAGAGTATACCTATCGTTATGAAAAGACGCATAAGTGTTATGGAGAAATATCAGCGACGTTGGCTTCTCCACCTAAAAATTTACAAGAGTATGATATGACTACCATGCCTTCGTGTATGGCGCCAGAATATATTATTGACTCTGACCCAATAATAAATTATCGTAACTATTATAAGATGGGTAAAACACATCTTCATAAATGGAAAAAACGTAACCCTCCGGAGTGGATCTATGTCTAATATGTTTCAAGAAGTAAAAAAGTTTCAAACAGCAGTCGGTCAGAATGTCAGCGAAGTGCCTGAATTTCCTGATGAGAATGAACGTGTATTGCGTCGTAAACTTTTAAAAGAAGAAGTAGAAGAATATTTTGATGGTGAAGATAAGGATGATCTAGAGAATGTCGCCAAAGAGCTTGCTGATATTATTTACATTGTTTGTGGCACTGCTGCATCTTATGGGATTCCATTGGACAGAGTCTTCAACGAAGTCCATAGATCTAACATGGAAAAACTAGTAGACGGTAAAGTAGTTCGTCGTGATGATGGTAAGATTTTGAAACCCGAAGGCTGGACTGCTCCAGATATTAAAAGTGTTCTATACGGAGATAAGTGATGGTAAGACGTATTGTTGCTCGTCAAAAACATGATTGTGAACATCTTCTTGGCACTTTCGTTGACGAGAGTCATTATGATATTTTGATTGAAGAAGATACTGATTGTTATATGCCACCGCTATGTGATCCGCTTACCAAAGCAGATTGTGGGACTAAAGAATGCGAAGATTGCGATAAAGGCAACGATGAATTACGTATTGCATTTAAGTTTCGTAAGAACTACTTCACTAAAGAAGAATGCGATCAGGCATATGAAGGTCTAAGGCAAGCAGCTACTGAATCTCAAAATCGTGGTCTTGCTGCTGGTCCTCGTGGTGACATGCTAGCATGTGAAGGTCGTGGTGGTCGTGATTGGGTTACTCCTTATCAACAGGAGATTTTAGACTTTCTTATGGATGATGGTGCAAAGGTAATTGATGACAATTCAGTTGCATCTATTCGCGCTAAGTATGCAGATCCTAAATTTAAACCTGCAGATGAAACTCGTGGTACTGTATGGTTACGTTCAGAAGTCCAGAAAGTGTATCCGGAATATCATGGTTGGTTTGATAAATGGGTTGATGGTTTATCTAATAAACCAAACGAAGAAGTGCGTGCAGAGGCGAGAAAGGTTGCTGAAAAGTGGGCATCAACTACTAACTATGCAAAGTCAGTGTTTTCGGGCGTTGCTGGTTGGTACGATCGATACCCACGTATTCCGTATGGTCGTGCTACTGCATATACTGAAAACCATCCAGAATTGTTTTCAAAGGCGTATCCATTTCTCCAAACACTGAATAAAGGTTTTAGAGAATTACTTCCTTGGCGTTGGGGCAATCAGAAAGCTGCAGCAGATAAACTTGATCCAAGGTTTCTTGTTCCTGAAACAGTGTTTACTACATTGACTGTGAACAAGACTTTTCGGACAGCATGTCATCGAGATGCTGGTGATCTTGATTCTGGTTTATCTAATCTACTTGTTCTTGGTTCTGGAGAATATACTGGTGGTTATCTTATATTTCCTGAGTATCGTATCGCTGTTAATGTGCGTCCTGGCGATTTGTTACTCGTTAACAACCATGAGATTATCCATGGTAATACTCCTATCGTGCTTAATAAGCCTGATGATCCTTCTTGTGAGCGCATATCTGTAGTCTGCTATTTCCGTGAGAAAATGCTTGAGTTGAAATCATATGACTATGAATTGCTGCGTAAGCAATTTGTGGAAGAACGTCGTATGAATAAAGATCATCCATTACATCGTCCATTGTGGAATGGTGTTTCTCCTGGAATGTGGGAAGAGCAAGAATGGTATGATTATCTTCACGCTCATGGAATGAAAGATCCTTACGGCAAAGACGAAGTGGCTTCATTGGAATCATTTTTCTAATGTGTGGAGTATTAGGAATAGCTATAAAGAAACCGAGCGAGCACGAATTCGAACTTGTTCGTCGGCTTTTTATTCAATCAATGATTCGTGGCAAGCACGCTACAGGAGTATCATATGTAAAGAACAGTAAGGTTCATACTATCAAAGAACCTGTGAACGCCTGTACCTTTATCAACAATCAGGATATTCCCAGTTGGGTAAACGAAGATGGCAATCTTTATTGCATTGGCCATGTTCGTTACTCAACGAGCGATCTTGCTTACAATCAACCAATGGCTACTGAAGAACTTTCTATTGTCCACAATGGAGTCATTTCTCAAGAAGATCCAGAACAATGGAAACAAACTTTTGGATATGATGTAATTACAAAGAACGATAGCGAATTAATTTTACGTTGTTTAGAAACTGGTGAAGTTCCTTTACATAAGTTTCATCCTGCAAGCATGTCTGTTTGCACTATTGACAAGGATAAAGTTCTTACCGCATTCCGGAATGAATCTCGACCACTTCATTATTCTTACAATGAGAACGGTATTATATTTGCTTCTACCAGAGATATTCTGAAAAGAAGCGGTCTTGACGTTCAAGTTACTGCTTCTATGTATGAACATTTTATTGTTGAAAATTTCAAAATTGTAAGCTATAATAAGTATGAGTTTCCTGCTATTGAGGATTTGCAATGACATATAACAAAAAAGACTTCACATGGGGGTTTGAAATGGAAGTGGGGGATGTTGATCGTCGTCTCCCACTTCCAGAACATTTAGGTAAATGGGAATTTTCAGAAACTGACGTAGTGAATCTCAATCCACCTTATCGTGGTATCGCTTGTGATCCTCTTGGTATTGAACCACCATTTGGCGGCGAAATTAATGTAAGACCAACGAAAACTTGGAAGGAACAGGTTGACAGAATTTTTGAGATTCTTGATTTTTATAAATCGCACGGTAACAATCCTACTAGTAATTGTATTTCTCATAATCATGTTCATGTATATGTTCCAGGTCTAAAAGAAGATGTTGATGCGCTCAAACGGTTGGTTGCATACATCAAAGAAAATCAACATGTAGTAGTTGATCGTATCCATGCATTTAGATTGCACCCAGATATGGCTTCTACAAAAACAGCAAAGACTTATTTGAAGTTAGATTGTGGTAGGTTGATGCCTGATTATATGTGCAACAACATTATTAATCTTACAACCGACTTTGAACACTTTATTAAGTTACATTGCGCAGGTAAAGATGGCGTTTCTATGGGTCGTCCTTTCCGTTATGCAATTAATACATATTGTATGAAACACACAGGAACTATTGAGTTCCGTTGTTTCCGTAATTCTTTTGACCGTAGAGAGTTAGAAGATTCATTTAGATTTGTTGAAGCGTTTATAGACGCTGCGCTCAATAATGGCCCAGATGTTCTACAAATTCTTCTTGAAGGCGATTATAAATTTCCAGAACTAAAATATGATCACGAGATTTATACGTCATGGGAGAAAACAAAATATGGAAAAGAGCGAGGAAAGAAATCCCGAGAGTTCATTGCAGTTTAAAACAGTTACAAAAGAACAATTTATAGCAAACATTAGCGATCGTAAAGAAGATAAGTTTGCCAAAACATTTGTTGCTAAATGCGACATGCTAGACAAATGGAATGAAGTTGTTGGGCTCTGGGAAGGCGATGACCTTGCCGGAGCCATTCTCACAACTATTTCGAAACGTAAACCTTATACGGCTAACCTTCAATTGCTTCATACTTTTTATGCGCATAGGAACAAAGGAGTTGCTAGAAAGCTATGCAATCATTCTTTGTATTACGCTTTCTATTCGAGCGCACATTATTTCAGAGTTTCTTCGGAAATTCCAGCTATACCGTTCTACAAAAAACTAGGCATACAATTCGTAGGTAAACAGAAAAGTGGATGTCTATTGGCTATGTTTAAGATTAATTCTTCGGAATTCGAGAAGATTGATTACTCTCTCGACGATATAATCTATAAGGCTGCAACGAAAAAAGGAAAGGGAGGCTGCGTAGAGCTCTTCGTCGAATATAAAGGACTTGACATTTTCGCAGAATAGTGGTAGTATATGTTTATTGGGTGATGTAAAGGAAGCCCAATATTTTGAAACGGTCCAAAAAGGAGTGACCTATGAAAACTGCAAAACAGGCTATTTGTTATCTTTGGTATAATCGTGAAACTACTAAGATTGTCTATGTAGGTTATCATAAACTTTCTGATAAGAATGTTTCAGACTATTACACTTCGAGCTCTACTGATCCAGCGTTTAATGATGCCTGGAACAAAGGGTTTCTTCGTCGAGTAGAATTTTTTGAAGGCACATTAGAACAGTGTATCTCGCTCGAGCATTATATGCTTGATGTATTAGATGCTCGTAATAACCCAGATATGTATAATAAGACAAATGGTGGTGGTGCTGGATGTAGTCTTTCGCACGTCACAGATAAAATGCGAGAGATCGTTAGCCGATGTATTTCTACAGATTTCATTATCGAAAAAGCTAGATCTACGTATAAGGAGCATATTCGTCTTGCTCGATCGATTGCAAATAAGGTAAAAGAAAACAAAATCAAGAAACATTATGAAGTCCATAATGTTTACGTTGGAGAGTTGGCGAATTTCGAACGAATTCAAATTCGTTTTAAGCTACGTCATAATCATCATGTAAATAAACTTGTAGATCGTATGAACGATCCAGAGCGTGCCAATCAGCATATCAATCCTATTGTGGTTGTTGTTTTCCGTGACGGCAAGAAAAAGATTCTTGATGGTAATCATACGCTCAGTGCAGCAATTGAAGCTAAATGGGCAACTGTGCCCGTAATTTATATTAATTCTGACGAATTCCTTGATGATCCTTCTATTATGGATCATTTCGGGGTTCTTATGAATCACGAGCCAGTTGTCAAGGAAGGTAATTCTAAGGAAGATGTGAAGCGCAAGATTGAAGCTCTTTATGTCGATGGAATTCCTTTTGATTCAGATGAAATGGAAGAAATTGTATTTGATCTTTATCTTGGAGAATTCTCTGAGAAGTCTCTAAAGAGTTTGATCAGCGCTGCTAAAGATCGTTATTTCACTAACGAAATTAACAGCAAGTATAATTTCTATAACTGGGTAGATAAGGATCTGAAGAAGAAGGTAAATTCTTACCTTGCAGAAAATCCTTATGCTGGTTGTATCAGTCAGTCTATAAGCACTGTCATTCACTCGGGTATTGGTGGTGTGGTAAATAGTTTGCGCCAAAAGACAAAGAATCGTCCCTCGGCAAGAAATAATCCGAAAGGCAAAATATTCATTCACTTTAAGAATGTTGAAGAATATCTTGAGAGAGATGTTCTTGAGCAAGAAGTCCGTGAATGTTTGGCCATTGCTAAACTTGAATGGATCGAGTTGGAATTTCTTCCTTGCTTCTGGGACACCAGGACAAATAAGGTAATAAGTGAACCAGCAAATCGTAAAGCAGCGTAAGCAAGATTTTATAAACTGGTATCGGTGGTCGCTTTCCATTAAGGATTGCGACCCCGCTATCTTTATGACCAATTACTTGTTCCGTAGGTTCGAACATAACAGAGAACAGAAACTCTGGATTGCTTGGATCTACGGTACAACGTATCATTTTCCGACAACGTGGGTTATCTGGAACGAGTTTCCTGATATGGAACTTGTTGGTCTTGATCGTTTGAAAGATTGGAACAGTAAGAATTATAAACGTCTACGGTATCAAACAGATACTAAATGGAACAAAGGCCATCTACCTGCTCAGTTTGAATCTTATAAAAACTGGGTTGGTGATAGATCGCAAGCAGAAGCGTTTAAAGATTTCCTTGCTCCGGGTAGCCCTAAATTAAGTTTCAGTTTACTATGGGACGAGGTCAAGGGAAACTTTCATAAGTTTGGTAGATATTCAACTTGGTTCTACATGCAAACATTAAAGCAATGTTGCGGTTTACCAATTGAACCGAGCAGTCTAATGCTTGAAGATTATTCTGGCTCAAGATCTCACCGCAATGGTTTATGCTTCGCTCTTGGTAAGCCTGAATGGATTGATAAAAAATTAGATGTCAGTCAACTTGCTTATCTGGAAGCACAGGCGTATCTAATTCTAGAAGAAGTTAAGAAAGACTTTCCTGACACTGATTATTTTGATATGGAAACATGTCTCTGTTCTTTTAAAAAGTTATTCAGAGTAAAACATGGTCGATATCTTGGTTATTATCTAGATCGTCAGGCTGAAGAAATTACTCAGTGTGAAAAAGATGGATGGGATGGTATTGATTGGCAACCAATGTGGGACGCTCGTAATGAAACTCTAAATAATAAACTATTGACTAATCACATAAACAATAGTAAAATGGCTTTGTATAGTGAGAATGGTATTCTAGACTGCACAGGTTTGTTTGTTGAGCCTGAAAAGGTCGGACTTGAAAGGTTTACATAATGCTTGTATTTGCGATTGGTGGCGAGCCAGGTGCTGGCAAATCTACTTTAATGAAAGAAATTATTTCGAAATTTAATTGGATAAAAGTTTATGATGAAGTAAAACTTGTTCCGTATCTTCAATATGATTGTAATTATATTTTGGGTAAGTATGACGAAGGTGAAACTTTCTCTGGAACAGATCGTATGTCTATGGCAGTTCAGCCAGAAGCAGTTAAATTCTTAGCAAGTTTGCATAAAGATTCGGTTGTTCTTTTTGAGGGCGACCGTCTTTTCACATCAACGTTCTTAGAACATTGTGTGAACAATTATAACACTGATATAATTTATCTAGAAACCGATAAAGCTGTTCGGCAAGAACGTTATAAGGAGCGTGGAAGTAACCAAAACGAAACTTGGTTACAGGGAAGAGAAACTAAGATTGCAAATATTCTAACGAATATGACTCTTATGTTTAACACTGTTAAATTTAAAAACAATAACAAAGAAGATCAGAAGATTATTGTGGATTACATTATGAAATATTTGGAGGCATGATGAGCAGGTTATATAGTGAAATACCATCAGGTGTTAGTTATAAATTGGATGTTGCTGGAAAGGTTGCGCCTAAATACAAATATATGGAAGATCAGATTATTGCTGATTTCCACGCCTATATAGATAAGACATATGGGCAGCATTATATGACTGAAGAAGAGAATATAGAATGTTTCGATGTGTGGCTTGCTCTTGGTGATTCTATGCCTACCTTCCGAAACACTGCTATCAAATATCTTTGGCGCTATGGTAAAAAGCATGGCAGCAATAAAGATGACTTGCTAAAAGTTCTTCATTATGTTATAATGATGCTTTATGCAGATCATTATAAGGATAGGAAATGAAGACTATTGAGGAATACGAAGAAGAGAAAAGATTATTGAGAGAAAGGCATGGCACTGGCATTCAGTGTCCAGCTTGTGGTGATGAATTAGTTTTGTCTGAACCTGGCATCGTCTTACTATCAAACCCTCCTAGAAAAAAAGTTCATTGTAACACTTGTAAATATCATAATACTATTACAGCATAAGAAAGGTATATTATGGAAATTAAGATCCCAATTGAAAAACTAAGAGAGCGCAAGTTATTTGTCGCCACACCAATGTATGGCGGACAGTGCGCTGGTATGTTTGCTCGTTCGTGTGCAGATCTTTCTGCTCTATGTACGCAGTATGGTATTCCTCTTCAGTTTTATTATTTGTTCAATGAATCGCTAATTACTCGAGCTCGTAACTATTGTTGTGATGAGTTTATGCGTTCTGAATCACAGCATCTAATGTTTATTGATTCTGACATCGGATTCAATCCACAGGATGTTATTGCTCTAATGTCTCTGCAGGCTCTTGAAGAAGATAAGTATGACATTATTGGTGGCCCATATCCTAAGAAGTGTATCTCTTGGGAAAAGATTAAGCACGCTGTAGATAAGGGTGTTGCTGATGATGATCCAAACGTTCTAGAGCGTTTCGTTGGTGATTATGTTTTCAATCCCAAGGGTCATCAGACTTCTATTCCAATCGCAGAGCCAGTTGAAGTTCTCGAGATCGGAACTGGATTCATGATGGTTTCTAAGAAGGCCATGACTAAGTTCTATGACGCATATAAGGATCAGTATTCTTACAAGCCTGATCATGTTCGCACTGAGCATTTTGATGGTAGCCGTGAGATTCTTCAGTTCTTCCAGGCAGAAATTGATCCGGTATCTAAGCGTTATCTTTCAGAAGATTATTGGTTCTGTCAAAAGGCGCAGGCAATTGATCTTAAGACATGGTTCTGTCCATGGATGAAGATGCAGCATGTTGGAACTTACATATTTGGTGGTTCGCTTGCTGACCTTGCTTCGATTGGTGCTTCAGCTACTGCTGATCCTGGAGCATTGAAGTCAAAGAAAATGATGAAATCAAAGAACAAGTGATAGGAGAAAATACATTATGAAGATTGATACAGATACAGTTAATGTTCTTAAGAATTTTGCTAAGATTAATCCTTCCATTGTTATCCAGGAAGGTAATGTTCTTAAGACTATTTCGCCAACCAAGACAATCATGGCAAAGGCAAAGGTAAAGACAGATTTTGATAAGCGATTTGCAATCTATAATCTCGATCGTTTCATCTCGATCGTTAGCACTTTTACTGATCCAGATTTTAAGTTTGGAGATAAGTCTGTTGATATTTCTGACAACAATCGTAAGACTCATTATGTTTATGCTGACGAAACCACGGTAACAAAGGCTCCGGACAGAGAAATCAATCTCCCTTCGGTTGACGTTACTTTCCGTTTAACTAATGATAATCTACGGGATGTTGAGAAGGCTTCTGGCATTCTTGCTCTACCGGAGATTGTTGTCATGGGCGACGGTAAGAATCTATATCTTCAGGCTGCTGATTCTAAGAATCCTTCTGGCGACGTTTATTCTATCCAGATTGGCGAGACTGATAAGGCGTTCAAGGCAATTTTTAAGGCTGAGAATATTAAGATTATTCCTGGCGATTATGATGTTAATATCTCATCAAAGGGCATTTCGCATTTTGTGCGTGATGATGTAGAATATTATATTGCAGTTGAATCAAGCTCAACTTTCTAATCTATAAAACTCGGAATACTTTGGATTGTCTAATCTTTTGCGAATAGAAATACCAGGATATGCTTCTTGAGCTTCGTTGATAGAAGCATATCTTTTTCCTTCGCACATAACTGGGCGACTATTGGATTTTCTGATAGCTTCAAAAAACTTATCAGATTGTTTCTTTCCGAGCATACCATAAGTGGGAGGTGGTGGCGGTCTTTTCTTTATGCCTTCGATAAAATTTGGAGAGCTAGAAGTATCACCGCCATCTCCTCCTTTTGTCATATTGTAATGTGGCGCCAGTTCTGAAATCCAGAACTTTTCTCTTTCGTCGATATATGTGGTTTCTTCTATTGTTTCAATAACAAAATTATCGAAGCCATGTTTTCTCATCGACTTATAGAGATAGGTGTTACCAGATTTGTGATTGTAATAATGACGCTTAAATCTTTCTTCGGTAGTTTTTGTGGACTTACCTACGTAAAATTTACCATTGATAAGGTTGGTGATTTTATATATAATCATATGCTGGCGCTCCTGTTTAGCGTTAGAGTAGGTAGGGATTGGCGTCCCGTGACCTACGCTTATTTATATAATGGAGAGTTTTGACATGGATGAACACTTTATCTGGACTGAAAAGTATCGCCCAAAAACTATTGAAGAAACTATTCTTCCTTGCGATCTTAAACAAACATTTCAACAGTTTGTTGAACAAAAGAATATCCCTAATCTAATTCTAGCAGGAACAGCAGGTGTCGGAAAGACGACCGTAGCACGTGCTATGCTTGAACAACTTGGTTGTGATTATATCGTCATTAATGGATCTATGAATGGAAATATCGACACGCTTAGAAATGAAATTCTCAACTTTGCCTCATCAGTGTCACTTTCGGGTGGAAGGAAATATGTCATCCTTGATGAAGCGGACTATCTTAATGCCAATTCTACTCAACCCGCACTTCGAAATTTTATGGAGGAATTCTCGAGGAATTGCGGCTTCATTCTCACCTGTAATTTCAAAAACCGCATCATTGAGCCGTTACATTCAAGATGTTCAGTAATTGATTTTAAAATTAGCAAAAAGGCCATGGCCAAACTTGCTACGCAGTTCTTCAAACGTGTTACTTTTATTCTGGAAAACGAAAAGATTGAATACGATAAGGCTGTTGTTGCTGAAGTAATCAATAAACATTTTCCAGATTGGCGCCGTGTTCTTAATGAGCTTCAGCGTTATTCAGCAACGGGTAAGATTGATTCTGGTATTCTAGCGAATATGACAGAGGCTTCAATCAAGGATCTTATTGCTCTACTGAAGCAGCAAAACTATACAGAGATCCGTAAATGGGTTAAGAATAATTTAGACACTGATGTTAACTATCTTTACAATCAGTTCTATGAATTGTCATCTGACATTTGTACTAAGAACTCGGCTCCTGTTCTAGTATTACTTATTGCTAGATACCAATATCAAAATGCATTTGCTGCCAATGCAGAAATTAATTTCATGGCATTCCTGGTTCAGGTAATGATTGATTGTGAGTTTGTGTAATGGCTACTAAGTTTCTTAATGTATTATTGGAGGAGAGAACCCCTGAAAAAGAAGCTGTTGGATTCTTTGGCAATTGGGCAAAACATTCTATAGAAACCAAGAAAGAAAGATATGATTGGCGGTATGAAAATTCAATTACCTCTGGTAAAACCCCAGTTGACATTGATATGGATTATAGTCAATGGAGAACTAATAACGTCTTATCGAATTATCGAGAAACAATCCTCTACGCCAACGAAATGAATTGTCATTATAACGTGACAGATCAGATGCATTACGATTATCTTTATTATTCAATTCGTAAGAAAAAGATGAAAGGCATCAAAGAAACCGAAGAGGAAAAGAAATCCAGAAAGAAGAAAGAAGAACTCCAAACCTTAGTTTCTAATTATTATAAATATAATATTGTGCGCACTAAAGAAGCATTGAAGATTCTTACGGCGGAACAATTAGAAATTATAAGGAATAAAAATAATAAAGGTGGAGTCAAATGAATGAATTTTTAGATTCTTTAATTGAGGTGAAGATTGCCGAGGAAGAAGATTTTCTTAAGATCAAAGAAACGTTAACACGCATAGGTGTTGCTTCGCGCAGAGAAAAGAAAATTTATCAATCTTGTCATATTTTCCATAAGCAAGGAAAATATTATATTGTTCATTTCAAAGAAATGTTTATCATTGATGGCAAACCTTCTAATTTCTCAGAAGAGGATAAAGGTCGTCGAAACAAAATAATTCACTTACTCCAAGAATGGGGTTTGTTGAAAGTAGTAGAACCCGATAGAATTAATGAACCATTGGCATCTATGAGTCAAATAAAAATTATTAATCATAAAGAAAAAAATGAATGGACTTTAGAGACTAAGTATAATATGGGTCGTAAGAAAAAGTAATTGAAGGAATTATATTATGTGGCCATTTAAAATTGAAAAGAAAATTAATACACCAGCCGAAGAACGATTAGAACAGATCAAAGAAATACTATTTCCACCCAGTAAATTGAACGAGGAAATGGATAAGGATGGTAGTTTTTTCAAATGGCAAGTTGATTATTCAGTAGATATGAATCTAGATGCTGCTCTAACCGATCTTGAAGAAGGCGTCAACGATCAAGCAGTCCATAATACAATAAGAGACATTTCAAAAAGACTATATAGCGTAAGGAAATTACTTGACGCTTATATGGAATTACATCCTGAAGCCAGGTATATTATGGTAGAGAGCAGCAAGGATAACACGGATGTCGAAGATATACAGTGACGGACAAGTATTCATACCCACTTCGGAACTATTACCAATAGTATTAGAAGCAGTCATCGATTCTAGGTATAAGTATTTAAAAGAAATGGAATATGAAAATCATAGCTACGCTAGGCAAATACTTGAGAACGAATATAAACCTTCAGTAGAAAAACTTCAAAAAATACTAGAAGTTATCGCTTGACTTTTTTCTGGATCTAGGGTATATTAATAGGACAGTAGGAGAAAACCTAATGTCTATGCATATCCTTCCCGCTTACTATACGACGACTGTTAGTAAACGTAAGCAGAGCCGTAAGAATACAGCTAAGTCCAAGCTCGTATCCGACCATGATAGATGGTTGTTATCAAAGGGTCTTCACCCAGATCAAATTCGTTCCAAAAAAGACAAAAAATCGCTTGACTTATCCTTCAGAAAAGAGTATAATGAGTCTATGGTGGTTGATCGTTCTACTCGCGAATACGACAATAAGAAGCTAGTCGCTGGTGATTGTTCGAAGCGAGATATTATGACAAACCTTCATAAAGAACCAGAGCACGTTCAACAGGAGATCCTGAAAAAAGCGAGTCTGGTGATGCCCCTTTATAATAAGGGCGGTCTACAATATGCTGGTCCGAATGTAGATTTAACTACGGTTGGAACAAAATCTCGAAGAGGATGACTAAATAGATGGCTACGGATATTGAACTTGCAGAAGTATTCATGAATGTTTCTGAAACGATTACCGTCAACCGTTATGAAAACGGTTGGATGGTCGAGGTCTCTGGCAACGATCATAACGACGATTGGCAGAATAAGAAGTTTATCTTCTCTGATCTAAAAAATGTCTTGACTTTTATCGAAGACTATAGTAAGATTAAGTTAAGCTAAAGACAGGAGATACGGATATGGACATGATCGAAATCCAGCTTCAAGATCAGACGGGTAACTGGCGTACGTATTCGTATACTCAAAATGTTCCTCTCTTGTATCGAGATGGGATGCGTCAGCTGCAGTGGCAGTTTCCGAATGCTCGGATTCGTGCAGTTGATTCGAATGGCCGAGTTGTTGACATATTTTAATATGGAGAAAGTATATAATGGTTGCTAATGTTACAAAGGTTGAGAAGGTTTTTGAGGCTCTTGTAGGTCGTGGCGAGGAACTAACTGCTCAGCAGATTAAGACTCGTTATGGTGTTGCTAATCCGCATGACGCTGTTTATCAGATTCGTCAGATGGGTTATGCGATTTATCTAAATGAGCGCAAGAACTCAAAGGGCGAAACTGTCGCTAAGTATCGTGCTGGTAAACCAAGCCGCAAGTTGATTGCTGCTGGATATCGAGCGCTGGCCGCTGGTCTCTAATCGAGAGGGCGGTCCTAGTGGCCGCCTTTTTTATGTGGATGTGCACCGAATTGGTTAGGTAGAGGTCTGCAAAACCTTAATATGTGGGTTCGAGTCCCATCATCCACTCCATGCTTCCTTAGCTCAAAGGTAGAGCAATCGCTTGATAAGCGATAGACGTTGGATCGATACCATCAGGAAGCACCACGGCCCCATCGTCTAATGGTTAGGACAGCGGCCTTTCAAGCCGTCAATACGAGTTCGAATCTCGTTGGGGTCACCAGTTTATGGACCGATAGCTCAGTTGGTAGAGCAGGGGACTCTTAATCCCTTTGTCGTGGGTTCGAATCCCTCTCGGTCTACCATTTATGGATCCGTAGCACAATAGGTGGTGCAAGGGACTTTTAATCCCAAGGCTGTCGGTTCGAGTCCGACCGGATCCTCCATCATATGGTCGTGACGCTGGGTAGCGGGGAGGCTCTTATAAAGGTAGAATAATTGGAGTGCGTATCTAGTCGGGGATACTAGTCTGGTCTTGAAAACCAGTAGAGCCGAAAGGCCAGGGGTTCGATTCCGCCACCACTCCGCCAATTCGCTGGTAGGTCGGCAAGAGGTCGAGGCGTTCTCATAAGACGTTATAGGTTGGTTTAATTCCAACTATCAGCACCATGTTTGATCTAGATACACAGCCTTTATGGAGTGTCGTAATGCTAGACAACATTCGTCCCAAGGCGTGAGGGACAGCAAGTTTTGCGGTCAGGTGGTCCGGAGACCATTCTTGTCTCATAAGCAAGAGAGCCATGTTCGACTCATGGGTCCGCATCCAGTTTTATCTAGGTGTAGCTCAATTGGCAGAGCATCCCGTTTGGGGCGGGAAGGCTGTTGGTTCAAGTCCAGCCACCTAGACCATTAATGCGAGATTAGCTCAGTTGGGAGAGCGTCTGTTTTACACGCAGAATGTCGGCAGTTCGATCCTGTCATCTCGCACCAGAAAACAGAGTTGTCACGCTTCCACTATGTCTTATTAGAATAGAATAGCGCACCAGACAACTTATTATAATGCCCTCGTAGCCCAATTGGTAGAGGCGCTGGTCTTAGAAACCAGATGTTGTAAGTTCGAGTCTTACCAGGCGCACCAATATAAATATGCTTCTCTGGTGTAGCTGATGCGCACGTCTGTCTGAAGAACAGAAGGACTTTGTTTGATTCAAAGGGGAAGCACCATTTGATTGTGTAGTTTAATGGGAAAGCACTCTATGTAAGAGCCTATTGGAGACATTCAATATGGACAGAAAAGGCAGAGATACAGGTTCGATTCCTGTCGCAATCATTTATGCCCTCGTAGCCCAATTGGCAGAGGCCGTTGACTCAAAATCATCGCTAGTGTCGGTTCGAATCCGACCGAGGGCACCATGTCTCGATAGCTCAACTGAATAGAGCATCGGTCTACGAAACCGAAGGCTGTAGGTTTGACTCCTACTCGAGACACCATTCGGGGATAGTTAAATTGGCATAACGTCGGATTTTGGTTCCGACTTTCTAGGTTCGAGTCCTAGTCCCCGATCCAGTTTTGCTGGCATAGTGTAAAGGTAGCACACGAGATTGTGGATCTTGTAGACTAGGATCGATACCTGGTGCCAGTGCCATTAAATGCTGTCGTAGCTCAGTTGGTAGAGCAGCGCATTAGTAATGCGCATGTCGGGAGTTCGATTCTCTCCGACAGCACCACTTGACTTTTTGCAGTTCTAGGGTATAATATAAATATGAATGATATGAACTTCCCTAACTATTATGTCTGTAGAGAGTGTTCTCGAGTAACTCGAACGTATCCAATCGGTTGCGATCGAGTGATGTGTCAAGTAAAGAAAGATATGATCAACGATATCTGTTGGAACATTATCTTTTTGGTTATGTTGTTTGGTGGCGGTTATTGGTTCTTTTCCCTGGTGGCGCAGCGGTAGCGCAGGTGACTGTTAATCACTTGGTCGGAGGTTCGAATCCTTCTCAGGGAGCCATTTAGGTTGGTCGCTATAAATAGACTCGTGTGGGCCCATGGTTAGTCCACTTCCTATGGAGAAGAGAAATGAAAAAGTTTGCTGTTGCATTACTACTGGTTTTTGGTATCACTACTGCCCAACCTGCTAACGCTCAGTATTGGGGCGGATATGGATATGGTTATGGTTATGGTGCAGCCTATGGAGCAATGGCTGGTGCTGCTATTCTTGGTGGTGTAATTGGTGGAGCTATTGCTTCGCAGGGTTATGGGTATGGATATGGTTATCCAGCTTATGGTGGTGGATACTATGCACCATATGCTCCTCCTGCTTATTACTACAATCCTCGTCGTTATTATTACTACGGGTACTAAGATGAAAAAGCTAGTATTAGCATTTGCTCTTATGCTTACAACTCCTGCTTTGGCCGGAAACTACAACATTGATCAATGTAACAACTGCAATATCAATGTTCAAAGACCAATAGTCAAGAAGGTTGTAAAGACCGTTCCTGTTCCGGTAGCGGTCGAGTATCTTCCTGCTGGTCCTGGACCTATTAGTTCAACGATCGCAGTTCCTGTAGTAGTTCCTGTTCAGCCTGCACCGTTGGTTCCTGTTTATAGTTACGTTCCAACACCAGAAGCGTCTAACATTTATTCGCCGCCAGGATATCCACTGAACGTTCCTGTAGCAGCTTCTCGGAACTGTGCAATGTATGTTGATCCTTATGATTTGTTCGGCCAGTTGTTTGGTGGGGCAGATCTGGTTCAGAGTTGTTTGGTTCCTGCGTATTAATGCTGGTATAGCTCAGACGGTAGAGCAGTTGCCTTGTAAGCATCAGGTCGAGGGTTCGATTCCTTCTGCCAGCACCATTCGGGGATAGTTTAATTGGTAAAACTGCTGACTCTGACTCAGTCGTTCTTGGTTCGAGTCCAGGTCCCCGAGCCAACTAAAGGAAATATATTATGGATCACAAGACTAGTGCTATTATAAAGATTGTTTGTTTCTTTCTTATAACAATTGTAATTGGTTTTGTTGTAAGCGATATCAATATAATGACAAGTGTGAACTAATTGCGGGTGTAGCTCAATGGCAGAGCCATAGTCTTCCAAACTAAAGACGAGGGTTCGATTCCCTTCGCCCGCTCCAATTCTTATGGTATGTAATGTCTCGTGATAAAAAATATATGGACTTTGTCCGTAGACTTGCTACTTCCAACAATATGAAAATGAAACTGGCAGCGTGTCTTGTTATTCGTAACGAGATTATCTCTGTCGGTTTCAACTCAGATAAGTCTCATCCTCTACAAAAAAGATTCGCAAAGAATAACGATGCGATCTTTAAACATGCAGAGGTAGATTGTATTATCAAAGCGTTGAAGGTTGTCGATGAAGACGATCTAAAAGATGCCACCCTATATGTCTACCGTGTTAAGAAACAAAACAAGGGAGATACTAACTGGGTGACTGGGTTGGCTGAACCTTGCCCTGGTTGCCAGAAAGCTATAGAACATTTTGGCATTAAACGTACGGTATATTCCACTGATCAAGAAAGTTTTTACGGTGTCAATAACCTATAAATAGATATATGGGAAATGTAAGAACTCGAATCACAAAGAAAACCGGACCAGTTAGAACCACTACTTCATGGGGTGGTAAAAGAGGTATAACCACATCTACCTCTTATGGTGAGAAAGGTATGAGAACTACCTACTCAACCAATCAAAAAACTGGAAGATCTAGAACGACCCAATCATTAAAGGTTGGGCCGAATTCATGGTATACTACTAGTAAAACTACTGGGGGATATCGTAGAAAAAGAGGCAGAAAACCTAAAGGTAGTATATCAGATTTATTCTGGACTATAATAATTTTAGGAATTATTGCAGCTATTCTTTTGTGAATATCTCTAATACTCTATTAACATAATCTCCACGATCTTTCACGAATAGCTGTGGTTCTTCATGATCTACAGCTATAAGTATTGCGATCTGCGGAACATGTATTTTATACATACGTTCGAACATTAGAGAATAAGTTGTGGCTTGAAGAAAATAAGATTCAATCCATTCTTCTTTCTTTAACTTACGACTTGTTTTAAAATCAATGATAGAAGGGGTTCCATTAAACTCTGCAATAAGATCACAACGCCCGGCAGTCCTAAGAGCAACCGAATATAAAGGTAACTCTACGCCGAGAATGTTATCTACATGTTTGTCTAATAACGTTTGAATGCCCTTGAAAGCATCAATTCCAGAAGGCATAGCACCCCGAAGATGGTTCTCTTCATTGAGCACATAACGTTCTGCGATGGAATGTACGGCGGTTCCACGACGAGCAGCTTGCGTAGAAATCTTTTGAGCTTCTTCGTGACCGACACGCTTCTTCCACTCCATTAGTGCTGTTTTGTCTAACGCTCCATCTAATACAGTCGTTACCGAACGGAATTTTTCTCCGTTCGGTAACACATAATATCTTTTGCCATCTATAGTCTGAGTATCTATCTCAACTTCTGGTACTAGATTATGTTTAAATAATTTACGTCCAAACTGGGTATTTGTTTTCATCTATATATCCATTATCAATACGTATTGTCATTGGCAAAATATCACCAATATCTTGCCCCTTCCAACGCCATTGGGTCTCAACGATACCAAAATCCTTAGCGAACCAGCTTCTAGCGCCAGCTGTCTTTTCGCCGAAGGTTTGGTCATATGTTACTTCTAGAACATCATTATATAGCACACCATTCTTATTTACATAAGTTGGATGTCTAGCTTCGAACTTAACGACCTGCCTACCTGGCGAAGGAAATGTAAAGAATGTAGAATTGAAGAAAGATATTTTTAAAGGTTTGTCTATTAAATCTCCAACTTTCTGCAATCCACCCCATGGAATTTCATATCCTTTTACGAAAGAAGTCGTTCTGAAATTTGCCCAGAATTGATAAGAATATTTTGGATAAATGTCGGCTGTTTCCATAACTCCAAGATAGTTATTATTTGAGTCATAGTATTGGTAATTCATTACCCAAGTAGCTGTCCATTTGCTATCATGATAATCTTCTTGAAAGAATATTCCATTCTCTCCTGAATTCCATACAACCCATTCAATATATTTTTGATCAGCGGGATTGAAACCTTTGTAGTGATAGAGTTTACCAAGATCTGGTTTTGGCCAGTAGTCGGAAAAATTAAAAGATTCGCTCATGTTATGATCCTCATTTTGTCCTTTAGAACTATATATTCTTTTACAAGAGCAGACCTTACGATATCTTCTGCATTGAACTCTATCAACGAAAACGATCTCATAGATTTGACAATTCTCATGAAATCCGTCAATCCGTTTTTCTCATGCTCTCTAGTAAAGTCTGTTTGCCTGAAATCACCACAGAATATGACTTTACAATTATGGCCAATACGAGTGATGACAGAGTCTAACTCATGAAGAGTTGCGTTCTGCATCTCATCAACAATAACTATACAATCATTAAGAGTAATACCACGTATAAAAGATGTAGAAATAAACTCAACAAGGTTCTTATTTTTAAGATAGTCGTATGCGTCTCCTCTACCAAATAATTCATTACAGATTGCGTAATAGGGAGCTTCATATACTTTAGTTTTCTCTTTGGAATTACCTGGCAAAAACCCCATGTCTCTGGTGGGCACCACTGTGCGCACGATAACAATCTTTTTAAAAGAACAGTCAGGATTTCCCAATACTTGTTTAAGAGATAGATACATGGCCATGAAGGATTTGCCTGTTCCTGCAATGCCATGCAACATTAAATTTTTTTCCTCAGAGAACGCCTTAAACGTACATCTTTGGTTTTCTGTCAGAGGATCAAAATGCCTTAAATTGAAATTTAATTTTTCTTGATAATTTTCTTTAACAGGTTTTCCTTGTTGGCGAAGAAGTCTTTTTTCTTTACGGGTTAATCTCTTTGTTGTATGTTCTTCTTCCATTTTACCCCTTAGAATGTGTTGATAGTGCTCCTCGTAATACCTTTATTATTTCCCTTCTTCATATGTTTAAGCAGATCACGGAAACCCTGATCAGGTTTGCCCATGCCTCTGCCAGAATGGATCATAGGAGCGCCATTTACGAGTTGAGTGATATGTGGATTTTCTTGCAAGTATGCATCAAGTTCCGATATCGACATAAAGTTTTCATACTCTTCGCCAGTTTCATTATTTAAAAACTTATACGTTGGCATCAATCTCTCCAAATATCTTGAGAGATATCGTCAATAAAATCTTCATCGTCTTCGATTAGAGCAGAGATATCTTTTGTACGTAAGGCACGTTCAACTCGTTTGGCCTTACGTTTGTTCTCACGTTCACGAGGATCGTCGTGAAATTCTTCGTGATCTGAATAATCGTTCTTCTTAAACTTCTTTAGTGCTGACTTGCTCATTCTGCGATTAACCCTGGTAGTGCTTCTTTGACGTGTTGAACAGTGATGCCGGGAAATGGCATCTTCTTATCCTTCATTGCTAGGACAAGTTTCGCATCGTCGGGATCTAGTCTCTCTAGAAACTCTACGAACATTGCTTCACGTTTCATTTGATTGAGATTGGGATAGAATCCTTCGACGAAATATCTAATTTTATCAGCTTCTCTGTGGAACACATGCTGCTGATCTACGATTTCATTTGGCCTATAAGGTGGTTCGCCTTCTGGTAAGAGGAACTTGACATTTGGATCGAACACAGCCTGCAGAACAATCCGCAAAGCCATAGTATCATTACCCTTCAGATTATCAACTTTTTCCTGCGTCTTTTTTAGTTTAGAAACCTTGTGTAAAAATTCATACATCCCAAGGACAGCCATTATTATCTCCTAAAATTCACTCAAATGTTCAGTAAGGTTTTTGAGTTTGTTTGCTATAAAATAATTTAGTAGTTTGCTACGATCACGATTTGCTTGCGCTTCATATTGTTCCATAACCTTTTGGCGGATATGATCTGGAGTAAAACTGAGATCGATCAATCTCACATTACGAGAATAGTTACGGGCGGTAACTGTGTCCATATCTTCAAGATCAGTGCCCATGATCTTTTCCATCTTTTTTGCTGTCAGGGGTCTTTGTCGATCACCCACAACAAAAACATTATCAGGAGAAAGCACATTAGGTACACCATCTCCGGCATCTCCCTTTAGAATATGTTCATGAAGATATCTCTCTGGATCCTCATGAGAAACCCACTTCTTACGAGTAGGATCATACTGTTTTACGTTAGGATATACGTGCAATTGAATGAAGTCTTTATCGCCTGAAAGAATTAGAATTTTTTCACCAGTATTTAGTTCTGAGCCGAACTTAGAAACAAGTGTGGAAATAATGTCATCAGCTTCTGCTGACTCAACATCAATTACTCTATAGGGAAAATACTCTTTTAGTTCTGCACGAATCTTATTAAGGCATTCGAACAGAGCCTTCCAATCAAGTTCGGAAGATTCAATATTCTTCTTACGATTAGCCTTATAATAAGGAAAGATTTGCTTACGCCAATAGTTAGTGTTGTCACAAGCAATAACCATTTCACCATACTCATCGCCAAATTTTACTTTGTATGATCGTAAAGAGTTTAGGATCATATGGCGAACCATATTTTCTTCAAGCTGTGCGTTGGTATGGTTGCCAAGTTGCATCAACAAATTTGACAACATCACCTGATTCAAGTCAACGATAATCACAATTCACCTATTCGGTTTCTTCAGTTTCGCTAATTGGTAGTAGTTCTAGTTCTATCTTATCTACAATCTTAAACGCACCTTCTTCTTTAGGATGAGGTACAAAGATTGCATCTGATACTTGCTGAAAAGGATGGTGCATATCATAGTGTTTTAGCATTAATGAACGTAATGCTTCGACTATAAGAGCGCCATCCTTTATATCTACGTCTACATCATCTTCAATCAATCCAAAACCAGCTATATCTAATTGATTGAAAATCATAGGTACTAAGTTTTGGATTGTTTCTTGGATATGATAATGCCTCATCATATCCATATTTTGCTGGATATCTTCTAGAGTGATATCCCGACTAACAGTCTTACCTTTTGGAAAGCTCACTACATTATTCGAATTCATAGTTACATTATACCTTATAAAATATAAAAAGTCAATAGTATTTAGTTCTGGTAGACCATATGAGAACCGGATCCATAAAATTCGAAATCATAGATTTTGCATTCTTTATGAAAATTAGAGATAGCGCCCTCTACAGATGTTCTATATTTTTCTGGCACGTAGAAAATAAAAAATCCTCCACCACCAGCACCCAGTAGTTTACCACCAAGAGCTCCGGCTTCGATCGCTGTTTGATAAACATTATCGAAATAATCTTGGGTGATCTCTTCGCAAACACCTTTTTTATCTAACCAAGATTCGTGTAGTAGTCTACCGAAGTCATCGATCTTTCCTTTGAGGATTAGATCCATACCTTCGAACGCTTTATCTTTAGAGCGTTTGACCTTGTTAAATTTATCATTATCCATCATTGCTTTTTGCTGCTTTTGTAGAATGTTATTAGCATTTCTACTTCTACCAGAGTAAACAAGCATTAGATTTTTCTCGAGAGCCTCGACATTAGGATTAGTTAAACGTAGTTCTTCTACTTCTACTTCACCATTTTTTCTGAAACGAAATAGATTCATTCCACCAAATGCAGCAGCATACTGATCTTGCTTACCAACAGGATAGCCGCACTTATCCATTTCTATCTGACATGCAATGTCAGCAACGTACTTACGTGTGCTATTATCATATTTGGTGCAAGAAAGAGCCTTTACCAAACCCACAGTAAAAGCAGAAGAAGAACCGAGCCCAGAACCCTTAGTGACAATATCTGAAATGGATGCAACTGTTAGTTCCTTTGTGACATTATAATACTTGAGTGTCTCACGAGTAATAGCATGCTGCATTTGTTCAATATCATGTTGCTCTTCAACGTCATCATACATACAACGTACACCCATATGTGGGACTTTGTGAGCAAAGACATAAATGAATTTGTCAATAGTAACAGAAAGAGCAGCGCCATCCTCCTGCTCGTAGAAGGATGGCATATCACTTCCTCCACTAAAGAAGGATACACGTAGAGGAGTCTTTGTTAAGATCATTTTGTTAGCTCGTCTTATAAGTAAACATAGCTTCAGGAAACTTTCTTGAATCTTCATCAGGATATCTCTTGACAAGATCTTTTAACATAAATTCCCATTTGCTTTTGATGAAATCAATATTATATCTAGAATCAACATATGTTTTATTGAATCTAATCATATTGTCTTGATTTTTCTGCCGAACTAACTCTATAGCTGCATTGAGATTACCGGCAAAAATACTACCGTGCATATTTTTGTCCATATCAATTTGGTACATAACATTCAATGCACCAGAAGTTTCTGGTAGAGCGCCAAGATTTGGATGAACACAAACAAGTCCTGCTGACATTGCTTCTAGCATAGCACGACAGCTAGTCTCTGGCCAAATAGAAGGATAAGCAAATATATGAGACTTGTTTAGATATTCTTTTAGTTCTGCGTTAGGAACAAATCCATGATAAGTCATGTTTGGATTATTACGAACCTGTTCGTATAATGGTTCGAACTGTTTATCGTATTCGTCCCATCCATAAATCTTAAAAGAAGAGAATACATCTAGATGAATGTCATCCTGTGTTTGATTTAGAAATTCAAATACAGGAACAAGAATCTCTAGACCACGTTGTGGTGTAGATGTATAAACCAATCTAATCTTATCATCATATGACTTTTCTAGGCATGACTCTGGTGCTGGTTCAATACCAGACTCTAGAATAATACACTTACTGTCCATGGGAATGCCGTGCATTCCCTGGTAGCGCTGAAACTGCCAGTTAGAAATGAATACAAATTTGTGAAACTTGTCACGCCATTCTGTATCTCTGAACTTAGCAGACTCTGGATCTTCTGGCATATCATGACACCAAAAAATTCGAATCTTAGATTCGTCTAATTCTCTCGGACGTGAACAAACAATCTGGAAATTATCAAGCAGCTTTTCGTCAATAATTGATGCCAACTTACGTTTAGCAATTTCTGTACCGCCTTGAGCTTTAGCTGAAATTTCGTTTTCTTCAAATCCCTTCATTATACTTCAATCCTATATCCGGATGCAACAGCATCATTATAAAACATTTGAACAGTTTCTTTAGAGAATACATCTAGATCTTTATTAGCTAGACTTAGCTTCTTGATCTGATCGTGAAGCATAGTAATAATATTACAACCTGCTTGTTCAGCCATCACAAGATGATACTGTTCGCGACACGAAGCCCAAAGGAACTTAATCTTATCAAATTCTTCTGGCTTGTCCATAGCTTCGCCAACACAATGTTTTGTCCACAAAACTGGATCGCGAAGTGTATCAGCGATACGTCCAGAGAAAATAGAAATGATAACGGGTACATCTGGATTAGTAATATTATCTAGAATGTTACGTGTCTGATTGACAGTAAAGACAGCTGTAACATTTACCTTTACACCTTCACTGTTTAGCAAACGAATCAAACCATAATTATTTTCACCCTTTGTGTTTGTAACAGGGATTTTAACAAACACATCGTATCCATATTCTTCGCCCCATGAAGCAATCTTCTTTGCCTGATCATACATTCCATTTACATCATCAGCAAATACTTCTAGAGAGATATTAGTTCCTGGACGACGAACTGATAATTCTTTAATAATATCTTTAGCAAAATTCTCATAATCAGTAACGCCAGCTTGCTTCATTAGCGTTGGATTAGTAGTGAATCCTGTAACCCTTGGATTCTCAGCAGCCTTTAGAATACCATCAAAGTCTGCGCCATCAGCATAAATCTCAATCATTGTCCACCTACATTCTGTTGAATAATGTTAACTGCTTCTAGAAGATTCTTAGCATAGAAGTCTGGCTTAATATGCAACCATTCTTCAGGAGCAGAATATATATCACCAAGGTATATAGTCTTAACGCCAGCCCTATTACCTGCTACTACGTCTCGCCAAGTATCGCCAATCATCCAGCTACGTTCCTTTGAAACATGCCACTCTTTAATGATATTATTAAGCATACCAGGATTAGGTTTATACTCTTCAGTGCCACGTGTTCTTGCTGCCTGAATTGTATCCACTTTTAAATCTGCTTTGATACAATTATGAATAGCGTTCATAGTATCTTCAGTAGTATAACCATCATCAACATCCGGCTGATTGGTTACAACATGAAGAGAAAAGCCAAGAGCTCTAAACCCTTTAATCGCTTCTTCTATACCGTCAATATAATTGAACTCTGCAAAATACCAAGGGCAAACGTGCTTTGGGTTTTCTCTGCCATGAACAAGTTCATTGATCGTGCCATCACGATCTAGAAATATCGCTTTTACCATTTTGTTGCATTCTTCTGTAAGATTGGATTAGAAACTAAGCAATGCCAGACTACGCCCTGGAATGCTTCTGAGTGAGGAGTTACACGTGTATTATCAACAGCAGGTACACATACAACACAATCGCCCATTTTATAAGTATAGCCATCATTCTTGCCAACTATACCAAAAATGTTAGCGCCAATAGCATCAGCAAGATCAATAGCATTGATTAGACCAACTGATACGTTCTTTTCTTTGTTGCCACCACCAACTGATAAAATAAAGATAGCATCAAAAGGACTAAGTCTACTTACCTTTAGATACTCTTCGAAGACTGTGTCGAATCCTTCATCATTAGTTCGTGCTGTGAGTTCCGGAACGTTGTCGGTAGGACAATATGCCTGGATACCACATAGCTTTCTAAGATCGTTGACCATATGGGAAGCGTTACCAGCACTACCACCAACGCCAAGAACAAATACACGGCCATTATTTTCACGAACATCGCGAAGTTTCTGTGCCAATATGTCAATCTTGACTGTATCGATAGTTTGAGCAATTGTAACAACTTCATTAAAATAATTATCTGTGTGACTCATTAGCAACTCGCCTTCTCAATTCGCTAGAAGAAAATCCATGTTGACGATCAATAAAAATAATTTCTATATTTCTTGCGGCGCAAATATCAGAACCATGAATATATTGGCCTCTGTATTCTTCACCTATAAACCTTTTTCTTACATCAGCAATACTTAGTATATTTAATAAATCGTTTTCTGAATCATATGGAATGATGGCATCAACCCAACGACATGCATCAAGCTGCGCGTATCTTTCAAATAAAGATTGAATTGGTTTATTCTTTGTATCTGGACGATCAATTGTAGGGTCAGACTGAAGACCGACAATCAGCTGATCGCACTGATTTTTACACTGCTGTAACATAGTTGTATGTCCAGCATGCAGAAGATCGAACGCACCGAATGTAATACCAATGTTTGGTTTCCACTTTTCAGCGGTATTATAACATGGTTCGGCAGTGGAAGGATAAAACGTTTTATTCGCTCCGTACAACATAATACATATTTCCTCCATCCCAAACGTCAAGACCATTACTGATCAACGGAATCTTTTCCACTTCCTTATCTAGGAAGAAATTGTTGAAGTAATCGTCATTAACTTTCAAACCAAATACTTCTGACTGTGCTAGTATAAGCCAATTTTTAGATTTGTCAATCTTTGGCATTAATACATTACGATATTCTACTGGTGTTTCTGACAACGACCAAGTAGCAATAACAAGATCAGAATGTGTTACATTATCGTCTTCGAATGACCACTCCGGAGTTATACCTTGCTTACCAAGATAGTGCGCCTGAATAGGTTGAGTCTCTGGAATATCAACAATGGTATACTTACCTTTGAATCCTAAAGCATGAACAACTGAACACATGTCTCCATAACCTGCACCAATCTCAACGATTGATTCCATGTCTTTCAGTTTCTTCGCAAATCCAGTAATACACAAATGAGCTATATCTTGAATACGCTGCATAGAAGTGTCGAAGTCAGAGGTAACTTTAAGGGCTGGACGAATATGTTCAGGAGCGCCAATCCAATTTTCTTCAAGAGCTTCTGCGATTTCTGCATCACGAGCAGCATGATAGAATGCTTCGCCTACAAAACGAGAAGTTCTATACTGTGTAATAAAAGGAACATTGTGACACGAAGCCCACAATCTAAAACGATTGAGCGGGAGTGTAGCACAATCATGCTTGAACACTTCCCGCATAGTTGGCCAATAATCTGGCCCATTTATTGCTTTAGCTTCACGTTGCTTAATTGAATATTCTGATTCCGGATCGAAATCAGACCAAATCATATCGACCATATAATCCTCACGCTTGTCTGTCAATAAACATCGTATCGAATTTCTTTGCTTCAAAGAATGTTCTAACTAGATTGATAACAACCTTTTCATCAAATGGCTTACAAGAAAAGACATCAATGTAGGCATCATTAGTTTCGTCGACAAAATGTGCACAAATATTACTAGTTTCAATAAGCTGAACTAAGGTATAACCTTGCTTATCTCCGTGCCCAAACTTAACAATCTGTGGTTCGCCATATGCGACCATATCAATCTGCTCTACCAACTGTTTGGCAAACTGATAAATCGTATTGTAATCTGTGATTGTTTGATGGTTACATTCACCTGCATTAATTATAAGATGATGCCCCCAATAAGTCTTTTCGTTCATTAGTTTCTCCTACATATATTGATATGGATCTAACATTTCAACATACTCAATGGAGTCAATGCGAAATGAACGCCAGCCTCCCTTCATCACATCCCATACTGCAAGAACATCTGGGTTCTTGCCATGAAAATCTTTTTCTTCTGATTGTTCGGTAACGTAATTTGGCGGAAGAAGTTCTGGCATAAGAGTGCAACGCATTTCACGCTTTTCACCATTCACTTTAGTAAAATGAACAGCCATGACATTCTTACGAAGTTCTTGCAATAAGGTGTCTCTTACGTACTTAACCACAATCAAGCTCCATAATAATTGGTTTCTAATAGAATCTTTCTGTTGTCAGAAGTTTCTTCTGTGAGATATTTCTTCAGTTGTTCGAATCCTCCAATATTAAAACCATCGACAACAATAACCGGAAATGTCTTGGCTTCCGGAAATTTTGAAAGAAGGATCTCGCGTGTAAAGTCTTCGTCGAGTTTATATTCGACATATTCTTTACCATGAATTTTTAGGATTTTTTTAGTTTGTTCGCAAAAAGAACAATTGTTCTTTGAGTAGATTTCAATGGCCATTGAAATAGCTCTCCCAATACATATTGACTTCTTCTGGGTTATAAGGATTATATCCCCGTTCAATCATATCTGTTTCAACCATAAATTCTAGTTCGCTGCTCATTGTCATAACAACCTCCATTTAAGACACTCTATTATAGACTACATTTAAGAAAAAGAAAAGCTCTATTTTAAAGAGAGTTCTTTATCTTTGAGTGATGTTTCATATTTATTCATTTTGTCTATGTACCCACGGTTACGTAACTCTTTAAATAGAAGATTCTCTCTACCAAATTCACCATATTGTTGCAGAGAAGCAGCACGCATGTTTTTGAAACGAGACTTCATATTTTCAAAAGCATCAACATTCATTTTAGTGTTGATCATATGATCAATTGCATGCATGTAATGTGAAACTTTTTGTTTCAGAAGATGATCGTTTTTGAAATCATAGTCAATTTTTCTAGGTTTCTGTAACCATTCATCTTTTGTTAAACAGTATATTCCTTGATTCTTGGGATATTTCAGAGTCTTATCTTGAGCGTAAGGTTCAAGAGGATAACCATAAACATCTACATTATGAGTAAGAGTCCATAAAGATTTTTTGTCCTGTAAATATTCTTCTACAAATTTAGGATCCGAGAAGAGTTTAGAACGATCAACCATAACATGAACATCAATGTCTGATTTGCTAGTGTAATTATAATTGGCATTACCGCCTGTCATAATAACATGATCGATCATTGACTTTGGTATCTTGGCAAAATCTGCCCAAGTATAAGCAAACTTCAGAAGCGCCTGTCGAACTTCTGGTTTTAGCTTATCTTCGGTTTTCCAAATCTTAGGATTTAACTCGTCATGATATTGAAGAGTCAATTTTAATTCAGATAGATAATTACCAAAGTTTAGCATGGTTCCTCCAGAATTGTTATGTATTATTTATAATCCTGGAGGATCTATATTACTTAGTCTTGACGTAGGAAGCCTTGATCTTGCTTTTCTCGAGAACCTCAAAACCATTAGGGAACAGATAAGTATTCTCTACGATCTCATCGTGATCATACATCCAGATATCGTCGAATACGTATACTGCTCCGACTGGCGCTCTCTTTACGAAAAAGTCACATTCAATGTGTAGCGTTTCATTATCATGTGGACCATCAAAGAAAACAAATGCATACTCATTTTCTAACTTTTTAAACTCGTCATAAACAGGAACACCATCAGCATAACGCTTAAAGAACTCGTGATCTTCTAGACAAAAGAAAGAAAAGTTAAGACCTGCCTGGTATGCATAGAAATACAGAGAAGGAATAGTGCGATTACGCATGGTGTTGTCATAATCAAAACGCTGAGGAGATGTCAATTCCTTAGACATCTTATCGCCATCGATTTGGCGGTCTGGATTGTGCATAGTCATATTAAGATTGGTGCATTCAATTTCAATATTACCATAAGGATCAATACAGAACATAGAACGATCAGAGTTACCATTCTCGACAAGCGTATCAATAATCAACTTAGCAGAACCACCACGACGAGTGCCAATCTCAACGATTGCTCCTGGTGTATCGCCTACTTTAGCTACTGCATTTGTTAGGATTTCATATTCTTGAGAATCAGTACCGAACACTTCTTCGGTAGAAAAACGAATAATTGCCATATTATACTCCCATAAAAACTTTAATTACACCACCTGTATATATTAACAGTATGAATACTTGAATAACAATCAAAGACCACTTTTTCCAATACAATGCCATAAGTAACCATAAAAAATTACCTAGTGCACTAATATATATGTTAGCTGGATATATGTTCCATGATGTAAGAGCAACGCCAATGATTAGTATTAAGGTTGCTGCCCACTCAGTAAAAATCCACAATTTGGTCTGCGATACCATACTTCACTGCCTCCTTGGGCGTTAACCAAACATCTTCTGGTGGTAATAGATATTTCTTGATAGTCGCTTCAGTCTGGCCAGTGCATTTTTTATAATGATCTATAATACGTTGACTGGTGTTATTAAATTCTTTTACTGATGCATGTAACTCGTGTTCTTTGCCAATAGTTCCCCATGAGAACTGATGGGAAAGAATTGCGGTATTTCTAGTAATGTAACGATGTCCTTTCGTTCCCGCCATGAACGTAAGTAGACCACAAGAAGCAATTTCACCAAGTCCATATGTATACACCGGAATCTTTGAACCTTTTAACGTATCAATTAACGCAAAGGCTGAAGGGACTTCGCCGCCTGGAGAATTTATGATCATCTTCATGAATTTTGGGCGATCTTTTTTCATAAGATTACGAGCGAGAATAAATTTTATTGCTTCGCCTGTTGAACTTGCGTCAAAAATCGAGTTGAATAATAGGTAGTGATGATCTTCAATGTTAGGGATTTCTATATTTTTATCCTCTTTTTCTACGTTCAAGTTTGCCTCCATGATAAAAGGGTGGCACGGACATTGCCACCCTTATACTTATATTACTTCTGAATGTGCATGTGGTTGAAATGACCAGCCACACGCCAAAGTACTGTATAGCCAGCTGCTCTTGCTCGTGCTGCAATAGCATCAAACTTATGAGCATAGCCGGAATGTGCTTCATATACGCCACGACCAACATTAACGTCGATCGCACGTCCAGCATAATGCGCATGACCATGATGAACATGGTGAACGCCACCGAATGCTGGATGTTCGGATACTCTCAGTCCCATATTCTGAAGCATATGACCATAAGATACAATTGATCTTGACATATTGCCAGAAAAATGATGAGAGTAAGTGTGGTAACGGCTGTTATGATAGACAGCATGTTTTGGATGTAATCGGAATTGTGGTGTTACACTCCAATTACTTCCTCCGAAGAGAGAGCCAATGGGATCAAAGTCTACCTCTTCGTGTTGCGAATACTGAGTATTCTGGCTGTAGCGACGTGCTTCAGCTGTGCTGCTAATCGCAAGCATAGCTACTGCTGTCACAGCAGCAAAAATAATCTTCTTCATTTTGGGATTTACCTTTCTGTTATGTGCAACCGACCCTTAACACGGATGGTAATTTAGATGTGCGGTTCCTCGGAAACCAAGGGCACGAGCCACGTTTTGATTGACGTCAATAGTTCTTCCTCTGACGAATGGCCCTCTATCGGTTACAACGGCTTCTACTGATCTACCATTTGCAGGATTGCTAATGCAAACTGTTGTTCCAAATGGTAGAGTTCTATGCGCAACACCATAGTGATGACGCATGCCGGATGCTGTCCGTCCGCTCCGGTCGTTATACCAAGAGGCGTTATGTCCGCCACCCTGGTAATGTTTATTTATATATTTAGATTTATGATTATTATCTGGCGCATTCATAACTAATGCGCACAAAAATGGGATCAAACAATTCATAATAAAACCTTTCGGAAATGGTAGGGATGGCAGGACTCGAACCTGCAACCACGCTGTTATGAGCAGCGGGAACTAACCAATTGTTCTACATCCCCAAGATAGGCTACGCGAGCAGCCTATCAGCTGCAATAGAAGCAGCAAATGCTTTTGGTTTTACGAAAGGTACTACGTTACACATTCCTTTGATATAACCTACTGCTTCACTAATGACACATGATGAACCATGCTTTTCGTTAGGGTTGATGTCCAGATGTATTTCAACTTGTCTATCGCCAATAGCTTCTTCAAGTTCAAGATACATCTGCGCAGTTCTCATTACTTCATTCATGAGACGCATGCGTGGTTTGTCTTTCCTCTGGTCATAATCTCTTTCGGTTTCTAACTCACCGAAAACTTTACAACCATGTTTACCATCATAGTGAACAACTATAACAGTACAGTATTCAGCAAACCAAACATCACCCTTACGATGACGTGCTGAATCTGAACCGATGTAAATTTTAGTTGACAATGATGTATTGACAATGAATTCTTTTACTTCATTCAGATTCAGCTTTTTCATTGTTATAGACCTAGAACGCCAAGCCCAAGAAGGCCACGCTTGCCCTTTGGAGTAATATCAATTGAAATATCACTACCATCGTTATCAACATCAACGTCAGCGCCTGGAGGAGCAGTCACAACTAGACCGTGCGGAGTATACTGCGCTGCTGGAGCGTAAACGCCATTGCTCTTAGTTGCGCCAGGAACAGCAACAGTCTTACCGTTGTGTGTCTCATCGTGGGTATGCAGAGCAAATGCAGAGCCAGATAGACCGAGAACAAATGCTGCTGTTAGGAAAAACTTATTCATACTTATTCACCTTTCAATTTTATTACTTACGCTTACGACCCTTTAGGCGACGTGCCTTACGTTTCTGAGAGCCGATCTTTCTACGTCCCTTACGAGGACGATTCTTATGTGGCCATGCCATATAACACCTCCATTGTTAATAATCCAATTATACTATATTTTATAGATTAGTCAAGTGTTTTGTTTTACGAACTTTCGCAGAGATCCATTCGTTATAATACTCTTCTGTTTCCAATACTCTACGATCTATCTGTTCTCGTAATTCTAGATAAGACATTTGAGATTTATTGACACAGAGATGCAGAATTTCTCTTTTAAAGTTGTTGACTCCAAACAACTCCACATGCTCATTGAGTTCTTTGTTGGAGCCATAATAATTTTTCCAGTCGCTTTCAACTTTAGATCTTTTCTTTTTACCTTTTACTTGTTTTGTTTTAGTAAAATGAAAAATCTTTTTGCCGATATACTTTTTATTAGTGGCTATGTTGGTGATCATATAAACCATTCCAACATAGCCTTCTGGTATATCTTCTAAGATTTCACCTTTGTAAGTCCACATCCCGAATCTCCTTCGGGATATTTATCCTACCAGCCGTAATATTCTTTTGCGCTCTTATATCTTTATTATTCCAAGTCCAACATTCACCAGTTTCTTCTTGAAAACAAACCCAATATAAATCGTGCTCAAACCCATAATCAATAAGAAAATGCGCTAATGCTTTGCCCTTTGGTGTTAACAAAGGTATAGGAGGATCAATACGTATCAATCTTCGTATTCTTCGTCTTCTATTTCTTCTTCTTCATGATAACCAATTAATTCACAGATTGATTCAATAAATTCTAAAGAATATTCAGACACGCTATCTGTCTGATAGATGTCTTCTGCACATTCAATTTTATGTTCTTTTATAAATTCTCTACAAAGATCGAATAATTCTGCGTCAACCTTCATTTATTCTTCCTTATTTTTATTTTGTTGATAAATTACTGAACCATAAATTTCCTCATAAGACATACCATCACTAGGACCAGGATCTTTTATTAAAGATGCAGCCATAGAAGTAGACCATGAAGAATTATATGGTTGGCTTGTGTTACAAGTAATTCTACTAGGACAATTGTTATGCGAACAAACATATCCCATAGGTTTCAATCTACCAAGACTATCAGTGAAAGACATTCCACAGACTTTACATTTCTGTTCGCCATAGTCTAATCGACCAACAGAAGGTGGAGGGACCATCTGGTCCCTCCATAATTTTCCTATTTCCATGCCATCTTGGAAACCTTGTTTGTATCCGTCTTTCCATTCTTCGCTCATATCTCGCAATTTCCTGCACTACAAGCCAATGTCTGAACGCCTTCTACGTTGTCAACCATTTCAATCAAGTTATCCCAATCAACAGTCGTCGGAATATTTATGATTGTGTTTTCATACTCTTCTTTTGTGATGGTTTCATATGGCGCCTGACGATATGTACCACCATCATATGGTAGGAAGGAAACGCCTGACATTTCATCAAAGTGATCATAAACCCATGCGCCAACACGTGGCCATTCTGCTTCCGTTACATTAATAGTAACAGATGGTTTATGCTCACACCAATGACGCTGATACTTCAACCAAAGTTCTAGATGGTCAATAGCTGATACATTCTCTCTTGTGATTGAAGTATCTGGTAGTCTCATCGGGAAACTAAAGACAGTAGTAGAATGAGGCTTAGTAACGTCTGGCTCATGAGGCACGCCAGCAGAAATAAGATGATTGGTGAGTGGGTCTTTATTGTCGCTGCGCACACGGCGGATGTAGTACCTATCATGGCCTGGATGAATGCCAGAAGGACTAAGGACCAATTGACTGACTGTTCCTGATGGTTTAACGCAGGTAATAGCTACTGACTGATTAATTCCAAGTTTCTCGCTCCATTCCTTATTCGTATCAATAGCAACCTGACGTAGACGTTCTAGACGTGCAGGCAACTCAGGATCATTGTAATCGTTCATCAAAGGATTATCATAGATACCAGTGAATGATACGCCTAGTAGTCTTTCTTCTTCTGTATTTTTCTGCCATACCTTACGTAGATATGGGAAGTATGTCATAGTTGACTGAAATGTACCAAGTATTGTTGCAATCTTAATCTTCTTTGACAAACTATTTTCAGTATCACTGTCTCGTATAACGACTTCTGTAAGGTTACAGAATTGATAAGGGCGCAAGATAATTTCAGAGCAGGGATTAGTTCCGAATTCAAAAGATGGGTCTCTTCTACCGTTTTTGCGTGCCACTCTCTGAGATGCGTCTCGACTAAAGATTCCTCTTTCGCCCGACTTCGATTCATAGATCGCGAGCCATTCTGCCATGAACTGCCCGACATCAGGCTTTTCGGTATATACTGCTGAATTGTTTGATAGAGCTCTTTGAACATTTGCTTCCCACCACTGTCCTGCTTTTGCGTGACGCATGCGGTCGTCAGAGAGATTAGATAAACTAATCATTGCGGATCGGCGTACGCCTCCGACGACAACAACTTCACCGATCTTACACATAATATCGTGACACTCTAGAGAAGTCAACTTACGACCATGTGCGTTTTTAAAGATACGGATAACAAACTTAAATAAATCATTTAGCGGTTCTGGACCAGAAGAACGGCCACCAAATGTCTTCAGCGGTGCACCAGCTGGTCGTAGATTAGATAGATCCCACTTTGGAACTTCGCCAGCATAAAGCAATGAGATAAGCATACGCAATGCTTTTGACCAACCTTCCTTAGAATCACGAACTGTGATAATAGTATCACAATCATAAAGCTGATCTGGAATTTCTGGTAGCTTATTTACATACTGACGTTCAACAGAAAATCCAACACCAGTGCCATTCATAAGAATGCACATTGCTTCATCGAATGCTTTAGGATCATCAATTGGTAGATACGAACAATTATAACCAGCAACATTATCTCGATCAAGAGCCTTACCAGCAGTCATCAAACTACGCATACTTGGCATGACCTCTAAATTATAAATAGCATCACGTAATTCTTTTTTTGTCTTTTCATCTAATTCATAATTCTGCTTTTCTTTGATCTTATCAACCATAAAGTTGATATATCTATCAACAGTTTCATCCCAATGCTCACGACGATTCTTTTCTGGTAAGTATCTAGAATATCTAGACTTAAAAATATACTGTTGATAAACATTCATATCTACCATTATTCGCTCCTGCTCTTACATGCGTTTACGTGTTTGATAAAGGTATTCACACTAAACAAATTTCCACAATGAGGACAAGATTTCTTTATTTGTGAAGGATGTTTACCTTCAACAAAAATCTTTTTCATCTTTTGTTCGTGCCATTCTTTATTCTGAAAATGATGGGTTCCTGCCGCTATCTTTTTATGCACTGGATTGTTTTCGCCTAAAAGATTGTGCGTTCCCTCTTCAACTCTTTTCCTATTATATTTTGAAGAAAATCCCTCTTCTAGAAAATTGTGAGTTCCTTCTTCAATTCTTTTTATATTGCTTTTTCTTTGAACTTCTCCGCCAAGAAAAGGATGCTTTCCTTTTGCAACCTGATCTTCTACATTCTTTCTACCAAGTTCTGATAGTAATTCTGGTGGGACTCTCATACGTGCAATAATTCTCAAAGCTGCACCATAATCTCCCTGCTCATGATGGACTTTATAATGTTCTTTGATACTTAGAGCAACTAAATTTGACGGATCGTTATTCTTACGGTTTCCGTCAATATGATGTACGTCATAGGTTCTCCCATCCTCATCTCTTGGAATAGGCCCAAAATGTTGTTCGTAAATACGACGATAAATAGTCATAGGCTGGCGCTCCCAATTAGCGTTAGAGTCCGTGGGAATTGGCGTTCCGCGACGGACATTATTACTATTTAGTGCCAGCCTCATTTTATTCTACTACCTCTTTCCCTACGTCTGGACCAAAGTCCGCTGCTCTATGATTTTCTTTTTTGTAAATAAATTTCTTCTTTTGTTCTGGCGTCCATGGCGCTGCGTAGTGATTCAACTCATCGAACATCCTTATATATTCTTCTTCTGAAATGACCCTATGCGAGAAGATATTCTCACTAACATGTTCTTGTGCAAATTCTTCAAGTTTTGAATCACCACCAGTAGTAGCATAAACAACATCATCAAGTGCATATTCATTCGGCTCATCATCGTTTAGCTCAATAGCATAAACGTGACGAAACATAGAAATTGTTTCAACTAATACGATCTTGCTCATTACCAAAATCCCCTCTAAAGTCGTTTTCTTTTATCCATTCGGTGGGATAAACTGAAGTAAACCCCTCAATACCATATCCTGATACATTCATTCTTTTATTTGTTGCACCGCATATTACATATTCAATATCGTTTTTATCTAGTTTTCCAGAATAGTTTGAATGGGCTTGACCGCATCTACCACATGTTTCTGTTTTGTATTTGTTTCCTGTTTTTCTAGTCATGCCCAAAATCTCCACCAAGGCTTCTTTTCAATCTCAAAGTTATCCATTACATCTTTTTCTTTTGAATCTTCTTTTATAGCCAATTCCATAGGCATGGCAAACTTCAACCAATCCATAAATGGCACTCCTGGTTTCTTTAGAGCGAGAACAATCCACGGTTGAAATGTTGTCTTATCCATAAATGTGCTTACAGTTAGAAAATCGTCTTCGGTCCAGTTACGATACTTGTCTCTTTTCATAATATTATCAAGTTGTTCTTTAGTCTCGATAATTGTTGCTTTAAATGTATATTCTTTATGTTTCATCATTCTTTATCTTTCTTTCCATTTCCATAATCTGTTTATACTGTTTCAGACCTTCTTCTTTACCATGAATAGCTTGAATGTCTTTGAGTAAGTTGCTATCACTATATTTTCGCTCGTCTTTAGGTTCTTCAATACGATTGATCACTTTATATGGAGCATTACTAATACATTTAGTTGAATGTTCACTATTCATATATTCCCAACCACTGTTCTTTTTCAACTTTGCAATGGTTGGTTTCTGTGATTTCTCATACTGGAAGACCCAATAGAATCCTGGATTATAGTTACTCATGACCAAAACTTCCACCAAGGTTTGTCAGAAATGCCATACCATTCTTTAACGTCTTTCTCACTAATAGGTTCTTCTGTTATCAGTCTATCTTTTCCCCATTCCATAGCAACAGAAGAAACCCAATACTCTTTCAATGACGGGAAGTGTTTTAGAATCTCTTCCTGTGCAGCAAGAGCAACCTGACGGTGTTCTTTCTGTGTTCCTGCTTCGGCTCTAACATCGATATAGTGAATCCAAGAACGAAGTGTCCCTGCCATATATAGACGGGTTGTGGTTAGACCTTCTGGTAGAATTGCTCTGGCTTGTTCTTTGGCAATGCCTTCTTCAATAGCCCAACGATATGCTTGTTCCGCATTATGCTGAATGTGGCGTTGCTTTATCTCCCAATTCTGTGACTTTACAGCATCATCCGTCTCAATACTATTCTGACGGTTCTTAGCATCCTGTAGTCTTGCTTCTCTCGTCACAAACTGCATGTCCTTAGTAGGATCGGCATAACGCTGACTAAACTCCTGGAATGAGAATGAACGATGGCGAATGATCTGATGGGCAATGTCTCGGGTTGTTGTAATATCCATGGTAATGGATACTTGTTCAAAAGGACTCCAGTGGCGATTTCTGATAAGATACTTTAGAAGTTTAGGTGCAGTTAGTGTGTTATTCTGATTAGATGGATTAGAAACTCTTGCTGTATAACAGATAAACTCTTCGGCAGTCATAGGGCGGATTTGTCCAAACAATTCATCGCTTGGCGGAAGTGTTATCGTTGGTTGTGTAATAGCAATAATTTTAGCGTCGTTCATCTTCTAACCTTTCAATCAATTCTTTGATCATATTCATCCATGCTTCTTTGTGTCCGAACTGATAGAATTTTTCATCATACCAGTTGCCACCGTTTAGTTTGTTAGCAGCCCATTTTGCAAGTTCTTCAATCTTAGCGTTGTTCATTTGTTACTCTTTCCATTATTAAACGATTCTTTTTCAACAATCCATAACTTCTTCTGCTCATAGTTATGATAATATTCTAGGACATGATCTATAGCAGCCAGAAACTCTACATCAACCCACTTCTCTCCACCTTCGTCGGGGAGCGGATCAGCATTGAGTCGATACGCCTCCTTTAGAGAATCAATGACAATAGCATCACTTTGGTCATGGTCAAGTTCAATCGTGTGTTTCATTATTTTCTCACTAGTTTTCTATTGTAAACTGTTTGTCCCAACAATGGTCATAACGATCATTGTGAAACACTAGCACTATTCCATCATACATGAAGCAGTCGTTCTACAAGGTCTTTACTCATTAGACAAGTTTCCTTCTATATGTATCAGCACATATTGCCAAATCAAGATAACTATAAGATGTTGGTTGACCCCAGTTCTTATCATATCTTTTGTGAATGATAATCATGGTTCTATCATCATTCGATCCTTTTGTAAACTGATACAAAATGTCTAAACACTTTCTATCTGGTTCACTATAAATTTCTTTTAGGTATTCCGATGCGTCTCTAAGCACTTTTGGATCAATCATATCGTTTCTCTTTTCAATTGGACCGCCGAGGAATCGAACCTCGAACCTACCACTACAATGCGGTGCTCTACCATTGAGCTAACGGTCTCATAAATCTAAGGATGGTCCTTAACCAACTCTCGGCACTTCTTTATGATAAGAAGATATTCATTTTGAACCTTATCATGCGAGAGTTCAACATAGTCCGTAGCAATGAAATTGACTAGTTGTTCATACTTACGAAGACGCTCGATTTCATCAGCGGCTTCTTCAGAAGTTTGCTGATCGTATCCATTGAAAAAGCATGGTTCACGCAGTCGCTTCACAATATCTTCACTCATTCCAAGAAACTCCCTATGTCTGGCGTTACCAAATCTAAACAAGGAACATAGAACTTCGCATACGTCTTATCTACATATCCTATAACTTTAGGTTCTATACCTCTTCTCCACCCGATCCACTCGTCTGCGGAAGTATTATAGTATATCGCTTTGTAAAAACAATCATTCATTTCGTTATTGAAATAGTATGTGTAATAGTATCCAGATCGGTTAGGTTTGGCATCAGGATACTTACTCCACGTATAGGTCATCAGTCTTTCGCCTTCATCCTCAAGAAAGTGGTGACAGCCTTTTCTTCACACGGTTCACTTATATATGATAGTATCGCACCATGCCTCATCATCAGACCATTGAATTTGCGATACTCTTCATAGAAATGCTCGTATTCATCTTTATGAACCCATTCCTCTGTGGTCTCTGAAAACATTCGGATACACCTATAATCTGTCAGGTCAAGTTTTTCGTTATTCTTAGCGAATGTTAACTCTGCCATATCCGAATCTTCACACTTTCGCCTTATCATAACATACTCCGATTCTGCTTTATTCTTGGTCATGTGTAGGCTCCTTTCCACTAAAAATATACACAATGCTTCGTCATTAGTCAAGAACCTCTAGAATACGCTGGCGCTTTTCTTCAAACTGTTGACAGGTCATCTGAAACAGTTTTTCAAGAGCATCTAGTTTAGATTGAGTTTCTGCTTGATTACGCAAGGCTTCGTCACGCTCTTTAGCCACATGCTTCAATGTAGCGTAATGGCCATTACGCTCTGAAATGGCGGCATCGAGGTCGGCTTCGGCTTTGTCAGCCCGCAAAGCATCGGGGCGACTACGCCACTCTACGACTTCCTTTGTCAGCATCTCACATCGCTCATTGGCTACGGCAAGGTCGGTACGGAGGCGGGTGATTTCGTCGGCAACTTTCTCAGACACGTAATGCCCCGTCTTGTCTATGTCTACGACGACTAGTCCATGTGGACCAAGGCGTTCCCGTAATTTTTCGACTTCCTCATTAGCGGCATCGAGGTCGGCACGAAGTTTCTTTACAAGTTTCTCTATTTGAACTACTGAGTCTGTAATCGATCCGTCATTAGGTGCTCCCATTAGTTCAGCATTGACTGAAATCAAATCAGTGTAATGCTTCTTAAACTCATTGGCTGCGGCGAGTTCGGCACGAAGCCGCAGATTTTCCTCATATACGCTTTCTCTTACTTGCTTCAATTGCTGCTGATGAATGTCATTCATCACTGTTCCCCCATAATCCAAACATATCCATCACTATTAAGATCAGAAATACACAGCCAAAAACAACATAACATTTGACAAACTGTTCTTCGCTCATTAATTGTCTCACAATTTAACTTTTATTCCCAAAAGTTCTTTTGCATGTTCAATTGCTTCTTCAATTGCTTCTTCAATTGCTTCTGAGTATGCAAGCTTGCGTTCATCAGATTCTTTATTTTTAATAAGAGTTAAGACAAAAAGAATCTTCTTTAGCTTATTTGTTTCTTCATCGGTCATTTCTTATATTCCTTTGGATCACCCATCAATTCGTCATAAGTGTCATCAATAATTGGATCGAGTAAATCTGACTCTAACTGTTCATAAATGCTATCATACAAGTCTTCGCCTTCTGGAACATCAATAAGATACGTCTTCCATCCAGCAACTTTTACATCGACAAGATATTTTGTCATGGTACAATAACCTCATAGGTCTTATCAAAGATAGCAGGAGCGCATGGGTAGAACTCACCATGAACACCTTTAATAATATAATCTCGTAGTCGTGCAGTCATAACGCCTTCCAGAGTCATAATCTGTATAGAAGGTTCAGCATTATCATCTCTTTTTAGGAGCAATCCACCACACCATTCTGCAACAATAGGTGCATTAGAATCAAGAAGGCGCATTGCTTCAACTTCTACTGGTTTCTTACGAACTTTCATACTTTACTCCATTTCTGTAGTGCCAGCTTTGCTGCCAAATCTCGGTAGGTGTTAGTTTTAATAATATGCGCAATAAATTCCGGAGACAGTCCTGCTAGAACCATATCATTAATATCTTTATGTTCCATAGATTCGGGCCATATCACCACATTATACCCATTAAGTATGGCTTTGTCAAGTTTTTTTACAGTCTCTCGAGATCTTGGCTCATTGTCGTATACGATGGTAAGTTTAGATTTATCAAAGGTTTGGACTGCGCTAACGAGATCACCTCCAGCAGTAGCAATACTGTTAGGAACGAACATACTGTCAATCGGACCCTCAACGACAGGTATAATTTTGTTACGATCAACAGTGTCCAACCCATAAAGTTTAGGTACTGATTGATTAAGAACAATTGTAATATATTTAAGTCCTGAAGACCCCAAGGTTCTCCCTTGGTAGGCATGAACACTTTTATTACTGTCAAGAAAAGGGATAAGCAACCTTGTCTCATCATGAGCCAAAGACTCAGCTGAAAACTTGTTGGGAACCAAATTATTAGTAAAGCGCATAAAATTAGGACATGCGAATAGCTTGGCATGATATACATTAGGAATCTTTCTTTCAACAACAAACTTTTTGATAGGACTATCGGGCGAAAGCTGAGATACTTTCTTTAATCCTTTCAAAGGCCCAGAGGTCATAAATACAGGCTTACGCATTTTATCGACGAAAGCCTCGAACTCATTTTGTTCTGGAGTTTTTCTATCAGCCAATTTCTCTAACTGATACTCATTATATAGGTTGACATCTAACATCTTAATAAAGTTCGGAATTCCCATTGTTGCTCCACAATTGTGGCAGTAATATCTAGATTTTCCTTTATCGGATATAATATATCCTCTAGCTTTTTTAGAATTAGACTCCGAGTCTCCACAAAGAGGGCACGACATATTATAAAGATTCGCGTTTTTTCTTTTAAAATTTCTTAGTCTCGGAGACAAAATTCCAATATATTTTTGATCCAACCAACTCATTTTCGCTCCATTACTATATATAGTATATCACCACATATAGGACAACATCTCATGTATTACGTTTACCTCATAAAGAATACGATTAACAACAAAACCTATGTAGGTTTAACTGATAATCTTCTTCGAAGATGGAAGTCTCATATCAATAATAAAAATACTATAGAACGACCATTATATAAAGCTCTAAGAAAACACGGAGAGGAGAACTTTGTATTCTCTGTGTTATTCGAATGTAACGACAAACAAATGGCTATATCTAAAGAAATATCTATGATAAAAGAATATCAGTCTTTTGGAAAACATGGATACAATCTTACTGAAGGAGGATACATACCATCAGAAAGCATACGTAAAACAAATTCAGAAAGACTTAAAAGAGATAATCCTATGACAAAACTCAGATCTAATAGAGGATCTTTTAAACCCGGCCAGAAACCAATTATAACCGAAGAAAGAAACAATAAAATCAGAGCATCTAAACTAGGTTCTAAGAACCATAATTATGGCAATAAAAATGCTGCTGACCACATGCATGTTCAAATGACATGCGAACATTGCGGTAAGATTATATCTAAAGGTAACTATTACCGTTGGCATGGAGATAAATGTAAAGATAATACGTTTTCGAAACCTCACATATGATTATACTGGTATTTTATAAAAAGGCAAAGTTAATTTTTTAGGAGAAGTTTCGCTACATCGCCCCAATTGGCTATAATAAAAGCAGCAAGAGCAAACCCACCACCATATACCCACATCATTTTTTCTAGATCTGTTATTTTTTTAGAAAGTTTTTCAAAAGATTGATCTATTTTTTCGCTTATTCTTTTGTCTTCTCTTTCAATCGTTTCATAAATTTTTTCTTCTCGTTCGTCAAATTCGTCTCTTCTTTTTTCAAGAATGATTTCTAGACTATCTGTGATTTTCTCTTGATGAGTCAAACGAAGTTCATGAACTGCGATCATTTTATTAAGATCAGCCGAGATATCTGTTAATTTTGAAATTGCATCTTCTAGTTTAGACTGTTTTGTTTCTAAATTATTAAAAGATTTTTCGTCCATTAGTTTTGGTCTTTCCTTGTTTCTGCTCTACGTTCTCTTTTGAAAGCAGCTTTAAGACCAACAATGTCTCTTAGCTTTTTCTTTTTGTGTAAAGCTGACATAGGATTAAATTTTTTATTACCTCTGTCCATATCGATCAATGGACTATATGTTTGTATACCTGCACCAGGCCCACCCGAACCCATGACATTTGCTGGCATAAGTGATTCTGTTTCGGCAATGTTTGATGGAGTTGGTTTATGATTGAACACGCTAGGGTAGGTTGTGTTAAATTTTCTCATTATTCTTCCTGCTATAGCGTTGGCTTCGTCTTCTCTATATTGTTCGCCTTTTTTGCCCATGTGTGTTTGTTTAACATGAATAAGCTCATGAGCAATTGTTCGCATAATATCACCAGGATGACGTTCTGTTATACGAACGTATATTTCGTTACCTTTAGAATGCCCAAAGGCTGCTTTTGAATTTTGCGATTTACCAACAAAATGAATTTTAGGTAAAGTTGATAACCCTATTTCTTTGGCCGCAAATTTAACAAAATCGTTTAATAGTTTTATAACGGATTGCATTAAACTTTCCTTAACTTTGCGACTATTTTTTCATCCATTTCAATTAAATCAGTATCAATTATTATTTCATCATTTATATTATAAAGTTTTTCAGGTAATATCTCTAATAATATTAGAAATGGTTTCACATATTTCATCTGAGGTTTCATTTTGAGATATAAGATTCTACACAAAACCTCAGGCCCAAAACAATTATTAAGAACAATGATATGATTCAGAATCAATCGTTCTTTTAATTCACCATATTCAATATATCTAGTGATTAATTTTTTAATATACTTCAGTCTATTAAGATCTTCAACAAAATCTTCAGTAGAAGCATATTTCACATTATCATAGTGAGAGGCGCAATATAACAAAAAGTTTTTATCAGTCAATTTTTCATTCATTACCAGGTGCTAATTGCTGCTCTTTTCCATGTGTTATTAGCAACGCACACATAGATATAAGAAGAATCGTAACGGATTGTACCAGCATTTCCATTTGCTGAAGAATTTGCTGGTACGCTATTAGATAACTGTAGATTAGCAGCAAAAATGTTAACATTTACCGTGCGAACAGATGGTGTGCCAGCAGGGTCTCGGAGGACTAAGACCCTGTCGGTTGGAGCAACATTTGCAGCTGTCGGTAGTTCAGATACCTTTTTGCTGTTATCTGCCATTTATCACCTATTATGTATTGACAGTTAGTGTAGCAACACTTGTTGTTACGTTTGCAGCACCAGTTACCTGAAGTAGTGCACGGAACTGAGCGCCAGTCGAGAATGTATTAGCGAATACAGTTAGATTGGCAGTTGTATTGCCAGTTGTTCCGGCTGCAGCGTTTACGAAACCAGAGCCTGTATTAGCTTGCCATAGATAAGTTATTGAACCGCCAGTTGGCTGAGTTGCAGCAACAGTGAAAATAACACCAGTGTTATTTACGTTTGTGGTTGCATTAATTGTAGTATTGACTGGCTGAGTTGTAACACGAATTATATAATCAGGCATTACTACATCGTCAGAAGCATCAGTTCCGATACCACCAGCAACTAGAACTTCTGTCATAACACGACCAGCACGTCCTCCTGATCCAGCTGTACGAAGAACCCATCCAGTGTGTGAAATTCCTGGATTGGCAGCAACTTCGTTATCATCAACACCAAACTGTCCAACTGTTACGCCATCGAAATATGCATTAGCAGTTGTATTACCAAACAACGCATCTCTATTAGCAGTGTTTGGTGCTACTTTTAATTGCGCTGCAGCATAAATTGTTGAATTAGAAGCAGCGTCTGATTTACCCCATAATGGCATTTGTAATCCTCCTAAAGAATTTTCTTATATTTATAATTTTTTAAAATCAGTCATATCGTTAAGATATTCTGATTTAGTATTGTGATGTCTAACCAAATCGCCATCTTTTATAATTTTATATTTTGGTTTTTCTGATTCAATTGTTTGTACAATATCCAGAGGAGCTTTTGACTCCTCTGTGTTGATTTCTTTACCACCAACAATTATTTTATTGGCAATAAGCGGCATTAGACCTTTAATCCTTCTGCGCTATCGTGCATTTTATTAACAGCAGCCTGACGATCAGCTGGTTTTAGGCTCTGAAGATGAGAAGTAATTTTTCTACCCATTGCTGGTGTAATTTTTGACTTTGACCCATCATTGTGATGGAAGTCAACAACATTACCAGCGGCGGCACGTCCTGCCTCTACCTGAATATGCTTACGTGGATCACGTTCGGTTGTTTCAGGTGTTGGGTTCTTTCTTGGACGACCTTCCTGGATTGCAACTTCTTCATTAGCTTCTTTCCAAAGTCTGCTGACATGCTTAGTTACATGATAATGCTCGCCAGCTTCACTGTCCCAAACTTTAACTTTAGCATGACCCTGATCAGAAATAGAATGTATTTTTCCATACTGCTCATGACCATCTTTGAAACCAACTGAGTCGCCAACCTTTAATGAATCACCATCCATTGACTTATGTTCATCAATCTGTGTTTCTTCTTTAGCGATCTTTGCGGTAGCTTTGAAGCCATACTCAAGTCGCTTATTGTAGTTAGGTAGCGAATGACGTTTTGCAGGATCTGCGATCTTAGTATCCTTTTCATATGCTTTATTGAGCCCACCCTTTGCTACCTTGTTTGTATATCGCTTAAGAAGCTCTTTAGAAACCTCATCAATCTGTTCTTCTTTTAGACGCTTATGTGCCATGGTTAGACCTTTTAGTCTTTTTCCAATGGTCTTTTCGTCTTTTGCTTTTTCTGATTCTGGTCTATCCTTGAACTTAGGTTTACCAAAAACATCCTTCATATCTTTGCCGCCCTTTTCATGAAAGCGGTCATCTTCTCTCTTACCAGCAGCATATGTATATGAGGCGTGTGCCTTCTTTCTATATCTAGCCGCTAGTTCCTTAGAAACTTCATCAATCTGTGTTTCTTCTTTTCTTATTTTCTTACCACCACTTTCAGCTGTCGCAGTAACATCGTTCTGTGACATCTTGTCTGAAGTAGAATCTGCCCCGGTAGCGACTTCAGGTCTATTTGGTGCTACAGAGGCTTCAAGAAAAAAAGAGTTAATGTGGTCAATTTCTGCCTGAGAGAATGTTACTTCTTCAACTTCTTCCTTAACTCTTGCTGGCTTGCCATTCATAGTGACATCGCCTGAACCCTGAACAGAAGAATCTGTCTTAGGAGCAGTTGGCTTTGGCATAGAAGTTTTCTTAGCAGGTGTTGATGTAACATCGCCTGAACCTTGAACTGAAGGATCCTTGGGATCGATCATACCTTCTTCCATCTTACCAGCTGCTTTAGCTGCACGGAAACGCGAACCCCAAACTTCATCCTTTGGTGATTCTACTTTACCGTCTTTATCATAATCCTTCTTAGCCTTTTTAGCGGCTTCGAACATGTTTGATGGGTTCTTAGACTGTAGATCTAAGAATGCTGAAATTAGTGGGTTTGTATCTTCTGACATTTTTTTCTTCTTTCCTGATTCAGTTTCTGTTTTTGGTGTTAAATCTGTTGGCCTTTTAGGAGGTAATGGAACCGTTTCTACTTTAGGCTCTACACTAGTCTGCTGCGCTGCCGGAACGTATTTCTCACCAGCAACATTTGTCTGATACTTTTTACCCTTAAACTCAAACTGGCCTGTTGATGGGCTTCCGGCGGTGGTAGCCTTTTCTCTAGCAGACTTGAATGCCTGTGAAAATGACATTGGCTTTGATGAAGGTTTAGGAGCAGCTTTAACATCAATATCGGGCAATTTTGTTGGTGTTTTATCTGCAGGAGTAGTTTTCGGAGTTGTATCTGCTGGTGTTGCTGCAGTAGTGTTAAATTTAGAATCTTTATACAAACTCTGATAACCAGCCTTCAATGATTGTCCAACGACAGGAACATCGCCAAGAGTATCAGCAACTTTTTCTCTGCCACGAACCATTGCTTGGGCTGCAGACTTAATAGATGGTATTTTTCCTAGATTTTTTCCAAATTCTCTGCCAGCCTGAGTTCCAGTCGCTAATTGTTTTACGCCTTGCGATGCAGCTGCTCCCAATGCTCCACCAATTGCAACAGGAGCAATTATATTTTTTGCAATACTTTTTACACCTTTGCCTGGAGTAAAAAATGGTTCTTTTGGCGCAGCTGGTTTTGGCGTTGATTTTGGAGGCGTTGTGGGAGCTTCGGGTGCAAGTTTAACGTCAGGAATCTTACCACCAGGCTTACTAGTGTCAAGTTTTGGTTTCTTTCTGAATCCTCCAGAAGGATCTTTCTCAAAAGGAGGAGAATATGCCTCATTCATATTACGTTGAACTTCAGCAAGAGCTTCCTGAATTGTTTTTGGATTGTCAGACATTTAATTTCCTCTTAATAAATTTCTAATTATTTATTGTCGTAATCTTTTGCAATTTTATCGCCATTATCGACATCTAAGTTGATTCTTTTTTGATCTGGATTAATAACTAAAACATTATCACCATAATCATAAACTTTTGTTTTGCCATCTTCAGCTCTAATTTTTTTATCGGCCATAGCTTTTTTGGCTTCGTCGATTACATTTTTGATAGTTGCCAATCTAGAAGTTTTTTCTTTAGAGGTTTTAGGATCAGCGCTCTTTCTACCAACGTATTCAATTGTCTTACGATCGCCTTTACGTGGCATATTTTCAATTTGTTTACGTTCAGTTTCTTCTTTCATAGCATGTTTTTTGTGCGCTTTAGCATGACCGCGACTTATATTTGGTCTATGTAAATGCGAAACAGTATAATCAATATCATGTGGAACGCCAATCGTAGGTATACCAGCTACTTTTGGCTTTTCTTTTTCGCCCTTTGGTTCAGGAGGAGTTGGTGCTGCTGATGGTGGTGGTGTAGGAACTGGTAGTGGCAATGATTTTTCTTTTGGCTTATCTGCAGGCGCAGGAACAGGCGCAGGAACAGGTTTAGGTTCCTGTGGTTTTGCCTTTATATCAATTGGTGGTAATTCAACAGGTTTTGTTGGTGTTTTTGTTTTAGCGGATTGTTCTTTTTGTCTTTCAAATTCGCTTTTGGTTTCGCCCTTACTTGGCAGCAATCCACCAAAATCCGGATCAAGAACAAGACCTAATGTTGATGCAGCTCTACCACCAACAATTTTTCCTAGTTCGCTGGCATATCTACCAACTTTCGAAATTGTTCCTTCTGGAGGAGTTATTTTCGGAGCTTTAGTGGTAGTGGTTGTGACAGCAGTTGATGGTTTAACTTCGGGCGGTTCACCAACAGGCCCAAGTTTAATGTCTTTTTTGGGTTCTGCATAATCAGTAGTCATTTTGTTTAATTTTTCTATTTCTGCCTTTGAAGGAGCAGAAGTTGAAGATCTTTTAGCTTCTTCTAAAGAATCTTCAGTAACTTTATTATGCATAGTCATGCTACTCTTTTCTTTAGCAAGAGTACGCTGACGAGAAACGTTTTCTGGAGCCTGAGAATGACCTCCAGCACCAGCTGGTGGTTTAATATGAGGAGTCTGCGTTCTTACTGATTTAAACTGATTGCCTTTATAGTCATCAGTGCCAAGAATTCCAATGGCTTCGTCGGTTTTCTTTTTCTTACCATCTTCGGCATGAAGTTTGGGTTCACCACCAGTTCCGCTACCAATCAATCCACCAACATCTTCTTCTACTGGTTTGCTATCTTTGGCGCCATATGAAGATTCGTATTCTTTTGAGACAACCTTACGAATAGAATGTTCAAGGTTTTTCTTGTCGCCTTTGGCAGCTTTGCCTTCACGAATCTCTCTGATGATGTGTTCTAAACTTTTCATTTTTATGCCTTTATGAACGATCTTAGCATCCAACCATGCTTCTGATGAGCAGTGATGCGGTCTTGTAACATATTTGAAACGCCATAGTGTTTATGTTTTTCGCATAGTTCATATGCAGCTGTAAGAGAAGCAATAACTCTTTCATTATCAGAAGCAAGTTTGCTAATCATAACTAAACCGTCAGGAATATTTGTTGCTTCTTCAATAGTTGTTAGCTCTAAAAACCTTTTCATTGATCCTGGAGCAAAAGCGTCTAGAGTTCTTATACCTTCAGCTATTAGATCAACAGCTTCTGATAATTCTTCATAGAGTTTTCCTAGAAATTTATGATACTCTGCAAAATGAGGACCAGTAACATTCCAATGATAACCTTGGACCTTAACACTGAAAACATAAGTGTCTGCCAATGCAACTTTAATTGCGTCATATGGTTCTATTTTACCGATCATTTTTTCTTCTTTCCTGATTCCGATTCATCTTTTACGCTAGTAGTTGTTGGCTTGGAAACATATTTTTCACCAGCAACATTGGTCTGATATTCTTTTCCACCATAAGAAAACTGTCCTCCAGCGCCGCCTTTTTCAGAACGAGCAGCTTGGAATGCTTGTCCACGTGAAAAGTACTCTGGTCTTGATGGTGGAGTTGGAGCATCTACTTTAGGTGCTGGTGGTTTTGGTGTATCATATTTCTGTGGTGTTAGTGTCTGTTTTTCGTAATCAGAAACCGAACGACCAGATGACTTATATGGATTATAACTCTTTAGTGTTTCTTGTCTTTTCTTTTCGTCCTCACCAGCGCCTGCAGGCGTTGGAGACATAACTGCCATCGCTGCAGTAGCTGCTGGACCGCCAGCTATTCTTGCTGCAGTTCCTAATCCTTTAGCAACTGTAGGTGCTGCCTTTGATACAACAGATGCTGCTTCTCTACCAGCAGATGTCATACCTTTTACAACTGGGCTGGTCTGTTTTGATGCAGCCATACCTTTACCAACATTTACACCGCCTTGTGAGAAAGATGTTCCTACTTTTGTTGGTGAAGCAGACATGCTACCACCACCTGAACCCATTCTAGCTGATCCTGGTCTTGACCAGGATCTCTCAATAGAGGGCTGAACGCCAGAACTTACCCTGACATTAGGTCTAGCAGACATTGATCCACTTTGACCTGCCATTCTTCCACCTGTTCTACCAGATGTTTCTGTTGGTCTAGGTGCCTGTCTTTTTACACCAGGAACTTGCTGACCAACAACGGCAGGTGGCTGAACTGCTGGTGGCATTGCCATAGCAACTTCATAAATTCTTTCTTCACAATTCCACTTGCGTAGTGCCTTATTGATTCTTGAATCCGGATCGTTTGCTGTCTTGGCAGATGTTAGTCTCTTTTTCATTCCACCCATACGAGCACAGAATGACTTACGACGATTATATGCTTTACTGCCCTTCTTTAACTTTGAAGGTTTAGTTGTTACTGCTGTTTGTAACTTTGAGCCTGGATTTTCGCGACGATATGCCATAACGCCAGCTTTAGTTAATCCACCTTCTGGATTCTTATATTTTTTGTCCTGCCAATCTTCCTCTAGTTCGTCCATAGCATCAACAATCTCAATTGCTTCGCGAACCACTCTTTTGATAATTTGCCCAGGAGTTTGTTTTTTATAAACATCAACTAATTCATTAGAACCTACAAATCTTGATGCTGGATCGTTTGAATCTGTTGAATGCGCTTCGGCATCCTCTTCCTTTACAGGAACGCAATTAGGAACCTTTTTACCGTTCTTCATCTTCATACCAATCTGTTGATAGCCCTTCCAACATGGATCAGAATCTTCGTTCTGAGACGCCTTTAGTGCGGCATCAGTTGGAGCACCCTTACTGCCTGGTTTACGCATGCGCTCACCGGAGCCAGCTTTAATTCTAGCACGTTTTGCATGGATATTATCCCAGAGGCCACGTTTTTCGTTTACTAAATCTTCGTCTAACATTTCAGCAAAACCTCCAGAGATAAATGAATTTACGCGATCAAATGCGAACGAATCTGGATTACCACCAAATGATTCGCTCCAGCATTGATAGCCTCTACGATATACTTCTTCTAGTATATCGACCGAATAACCTGAATTTTGGGATTTTTTATAAAGAGATAATTTGGCCTTGTCAGTGAGTACGACAGACTCGCCTAGCTGAGTTTCAAATGAATTAAACTTTTTCATATGGAGTTTCCCTTGGGCTTTCCAATTATATGCGAGGTCTGGCGTACCCTTTTTACTCGCACTGACGTTTTATTTATAAAAGATCTTATCTTGAGATTTCTTCCCAATCCATAGATGCGTATATATCAGCGCCCGCAGAATCTGCTGCAGCAACTAATGTTAACTCATAAGAACTAGAAGTTAGACCGTTTCTTTCTAACTGAAACTTGAATAGTGCTTCTTTTAAAATATCAACAGGACTTGAACCCTGATTAGAACCATGAATCCATCCAGAAGCCAAAATTCTACCACCAGTAAAGCTAGTTCCTGTAATATTATATTCAACAGCAGAATCATCTCCTGCAGAAACCCATGTTCCGCCTGTAGTTGCACCAGAAGCTACTACTCTCCAATTATAATTAGCATTGTTGGTTATTCCTAGTATCGATAAAGCAGTAAGAATAACAATAGCATCAAGTCTATCAGGAGAAGCCTTCAATCTAATTGAGACAACTGGATAGTATGTATTAACTGTTGTCAAATCTCTTGGCGCCCCAATAGCTGTGCCAATGGCTTGTTGAAGACCTCTTAGTTCATATCCGCCTTCAGAAATAACAGTGGAACATACTTGTTTTAGAGTTGTATTACTTGCAGTTACACCAGTATTCTTAATCTCATATCTCAACGGAAGAGATGCTGTGGTCATATATGTTGTGGTAACAAAATTAGCATGGTGAAAGGAATGACAGTGAATGAATTTACCGTCAATAACAAAACCACATCTTACTGTACCTAAACCAAGCCATTCAATATCAATGAACATAATTTGGGCTTTGGTTAAATCCAAAGTTATGCCAGATGGACTTGAAGCGACCTGACCCAACAGAGTGTCCATATTCCAATCAGACTGTGCTACTCTTGTCTCTTGCATTACTCCTGTTGATAAAGATCTTTCGACCAAATATGCTGTATTACCTACCAACTCAAAATAGATACCATTGTTAGCGCCATAATATCCTACACGCTGACGAACATTTGTTTTTGGCTGCATAATAAATGTTTGTAGAACTTGTAGAGATTTACCTGGCTGATAAGAGAAAACTTTAGTTGTTTCTCGAATAATCTCAGCATTGTTAGCAGTTGTTAAATTAAGGTTTATTAGACCTTCGTTATTAGAAAAGGCATAAGTTGCACCAGCAGTATTTGAAGTAGACCATAAATTATTATCGCGATAACGATGAGAAGAATCAAAAAGCGTTAGAGGAGTTGAAACTCTGGCTCTTCCAAAAGCATCAACTGCAACTCCAGAAGGATTAGCAGCGCCAACCATATTTCCATATTGGTCAGCAATTTGCACAACTTCAAATAAAGTTTTATTGTCGCTTAAAAACTGATGTGTGTCTTTACGAAACTGTGCCATTACTTTTTCTTTCTGGTCTTTAGTGGATCGCCGTTAGGATCCGCTTCATAGTAAGATAGGGTTTTATCTCTAAAATTCATCTTATCTGGATCAAACGCCTTAAAACCTAACATCTTAGCCAAAGGATTTTCTGATTGTTTGATGCTATTTTTTAAATTGCCACGAAAAAAAGTAGCATCAACATCATTAGTTGTAACAGAACTATCGACCGCCGGATCGCCTGTAACATACCCAAACCCTCTAGCGTCAGCAGTTGTTACTTGTTCAGTAACTGGTTTTGGTAGTTTAGTTGGGGTTGGGGTTGCATTCCAAATATGCATTCTATGTGTAATACCATTATGTTCAAACTCGTGAACTTCTGGATTCGAATCAATTTTCATTGTCTGTTGTCTTGGTAGTAGAAATTCTTTCTCTTCAGGAAAATTAGAAGAACCTGCTATATATGAACCCTGTTGACCTTTTGGTAAATTTATCCTTAAAACGTGATGATCTGCTCCTTCAGAGTCAGAAGGATTATATCTTGTCAATTTCTCACCAGAATCACCTTTGGATAATGGTTTCGCGAAATCAGCAGCAACTTTTGGATCAATTGAGGTTGATGTATAAGAAGGCATATAAAGCTGATTTTTAGGGTGTTTAGCAGCCATCATACCAGGATTAAAACCAACGCCAGAAAAAACAGTCATTGGTTTTGGAGTTTTTTTATGAGCTAATGCCTTGTCTAATCCTCTAATGTCATCATGACTAATATCGTTTATATCTTCGTCGGGTAATTCGTTTGGGTCGCCGCCTTCGTTATGATGATGAAACAGAGAAGAGTTAATAGGATAACTAGCATCAACATCAGAATAATAATCAAAATGCTCGCTGTGAGGATTTGATGAAAGATCATAATGTTTGTCTAAAGCACCATGAACTGCGTCTGGTCCACCTTTAGATATATGATCATTAGCGTTATTTAAAGAAGATAAAACGCTTCGTTTGGTTCTTTGATAATCAGGATCATCAATAAAATCTTGATAAGAAGGGCCTTTTGTTTTTTCTAGTAGTTGTCTAAAAGATAATCTTGTTGATTCTTTGATTGGTTTTGCGGCATTTGAACCATGTTCAACATAAACAGGTGTTCCTGGGTTGAATGGTTCTGCTTTTGGTTTATTCTTACTTTTCTTTGGTTTTACTGGTGGTTGTGCGTTACGAATGTCATTCATAAGAGAAGCTGCTTGTTCGTCTGACATACGACTTGGCGCTCCTGCTCTGAAGTTCTCAAAATTGCCGGAGCGAGCATGTTTCCTTTGACTTGTGCCTGAAACACCTTCAATGCCTTCAGCATCAGGATCTCTACCACCAGCAGAATGAACAGAAATATTATCAAAATTAAAATAACCATGTGTCCCTTCTTGGCCATTGTATTTTGACAGCAGCTGTTGAAACTGATCTACTCTATCTTGGCCAACAACTAGATGAAGGTTCTTTACACCTTTTTTATGTAAGTCTGATGCATGATATAATAGACTTGGTGATTCTGGAGAAGAAGTTGATACATTTGAGCCAGGAAAAGCTAATTTAGCATGTCTTAGTTTCTGCTCAGCAGTCAATGGGTTTTTATCGCCATCAAAAGAATGTGATAATACTATACTATGACCAGCATCGAAGTTCTTAGCAAGATCCATAACATGATTGACAACACGTTCATGGCCAATCGTTGGAGGATTGGCCCTCATGAAAGTCATAACGTGCGTTGCTTTATCAGCTTCTGCTAGAAAGTAATTACTGAAGTTGAGCTTCTGCATTTGCTACCTGCTGTTTTTGGAATGCGCCCTTCAAGAAATTTAGGCGATTAAATTCTCTTCTATTGTTGAACTTTGAAGCATTGCCTTTTTTGTCGACAACAACTGTTCCTTCTGGACCAGTATGCTCACCAGCAACACTATGTTCATATGGAACATTTTTAGCCAGAACATTAGTCAATACATTTTTAGCACTTTGTAAATGATTATGAAGCTGTAACGCTCTATCAAAGTGTTCTCTATTGTTACTAATATGAGAAAGCACTTCGCCATGAGCTTGAATCTTTTTCTGCTTAGAAGCGTCTGTCTTAACTTTGTCTAGATCTTTCTGATGACGAGCAGTCAAATGATCCATATAACCTTGAACTGAAGGTTCACCGCCAGTTCTAATCATACTATTGACATGTGCTTCTAAATTTTCTCCATGTCCATCCAATGCTTCCAATGCTTCTGGTTTCATAGAAGAATAGATTCTCTTAGCTTTGTCCATATGATTTAAGAATGCTTTTTGTTCTTCTGGACTATAGTTGGAAGAATTGACATCAATTGTCGGATCTATATTATTAACATCTGGATGTTCTTTAAACTTAGCACGTGTTTTAGCATCAAGTGGTTGCGCAGACATACTCCCTAAACCGCCTTTACCGGCATATTTTGTATGAACAACAACACCAAGTTTCTTATTCATATTTCTACCCTCTGCAGAATCTGCAGGAGCTGAGTATGTTAAGGTATTAGGAGTAACAGAAGTTTTACCATTTTTAGTAACTGCGTCGCCTTCTGTATGCATTAAATCTCCCTGATATACACCACCTTCGCGTGGCATAATATTAGGAAGATGTTTTAGAGATTGTTTTAGTTTTTCAACTAATCCTGGAGCATGGCCATGATTGTTTTCAATGTCTTCATCTGTATAATTAATTTTTGGGGTTTTATTGAAAGCCGATTTAGAAGCTACGAAAAATTGGCCAGTTTCAGGATGTTGACCAAATACAATAGAAGGAGCTCCATCATATTTTGTAGAAGCATGTAAACTTGATTTCTTACCAAGTAACATATCATGCATACCACGGAGATGCTCATCTGCAGTTGCTACGCCTTCGTGACCTCCATGAATGACATAATCTTCAATGTGTCGAAGGTGTTTTAATGCTTTGCCTTTTACTTCTTCTTGTTCTGCTAAAAATGTTTTAAAATCTATTCTCATATTCCTGAATCCTGATATCCCATGTGAGAACTTCTATCTACGTATGCCTGATAATGTTTAGGAGGAACGTTTTGGCTTGGTCCTTCGCCCCTTACTACTCCAAACTCTCCGGTGTTTACATTTGCCGCTGCAGGTTTAGGAGTTTTTTTAACTTTAGTTGGCGCTGCTTTTATTTCTGGAGTTGTAGATTTACTTGTTTTGGTTTTTCTACCTTCTCTCAACATAGGAGCTTTGGTGAAAGAGTTGAACCCTCTACCAGAAAATGTTCTGGTCTTTTTCATGCCAATTTCCATGGCCTTTTCAAAGCCATCAGAGCCTCTTCTTCTGCCCTCTATTACCGTAGATATTCCGCCTGTGTGAGGTCTCACTCTAAACTCTTCAAAGTTATTTAACACATTATTTGCATGATCTTGAATATCATGAGTCTCGTGATTGACTGTGCCATTATTATTAACTTGTGTGTGATGTCTTATATGAAGATATTTTGTTTCTGGTGAGATAATATTTTTTATAGATTCTCTTAATTTATCCGAAGAATGTTTAGCGAGTCCTTCAGTGAATCTTCTGGACATTTCTTTTTGTGTGTTTAATGAGTGTTCATCAATAGAGGCTGCAGTTGGATGATTCTCTTTAGCTAAACTTTTATACTCAGCGTCACCTGCTTTACCAGTAGCCAAACCAAGATTTCTAATATGATCGTAATGAGATTCTCTTAAACCTTCAAGATCACCTTTTTTAAGACCAGCAATTTTTTCCAGAGCATCTAGACCATTACCTCTTAAGTTTGGATCTTTTTGCTTACCATACTTCATACTAAGACCAATTGGGTCTAGCATCTTACCGCCTTGGTCCGAACCTTTTACCATTAAGTCAGCGTCTGAATTGGGATCATCAACACCAGTAAATCTCTCATGATCGCCTTTTTGAGAAGTCCAAGCTAAATGATGGACGTTTTGGACGCCCCTATTTGCTAATTGCTCTTTTAAATGTTCAGCTGCTTGTTGAGAATGTTTGACAACGTCTTCATACATTCCAGGGGATAATTTTTCTAATGCTGTTTTAATTTTGTTATGAACTTCTTGAGGTCTGAAGCCGTCTTCGTCTCTATAATGCTCTAGGAACTTTTTGGGCATTCCTGTTTGAGGATGAGATCCATGTAAAAGATAAGAACCTGCTAAAATTTCAAAGAGTTTGCCCTTAGCATCTTCAGTGTTTTTTAGTTCAAATTCAGCTTTTCTTCCTTCAGTCAGGAAATTAGAGAATGATATCATTGTTGACCTCGTATGAAGAATTATTTCTTGTATTTATAAATGCAAAAAGGGCGAGCCTTTCGACTCGCCCCGAATTTCTTCTAGCAACAATATGGTCTGGCGGAACCCCACCGTTTTCTCCAGACTATTCCGTGGCCCTTTCTTTGTTAGGCTCGTGCCGCTTCCACTATGTGGACAACATATTTTTGCTAACATTATTTAGTATAAACGATGGTGTAAAACCCGCGAAACCACCACCTAAATTCAAAAATTTCATAACTTTTTTTGCTTCTTCACGAGTATCAAAGGTTTTAATAATGTGTTCAGTAGCCTTTTCTTCAATATGAAACTTACCATCTTTTTCAATGATTTTATAGTCAAGCGCCATGATTAATCTCCTTGATACATTTACGAATTTCACCCAAGATAAGTTCTTTACAATAAGAACACTCCGGAGTCCAAGCAAGCATATTCAGAACTTGTTGTTCATTTGGTTCTGTAGCACAGTTTAGAACAGCCTTTATATCTGCTGTATCTATGTAGTTACAGGAACAAACTATCATTTATTCTCCTTGTCGTTGCGCCGAAGCCCGATGGTAATATCTTTCAAAGATATGCAGCCTATCCTCTTCGGAATAACTATCAGGAATTGGTACTCCTTTAACTAACATCCATATTTCCTCTGCCATCATTAATCTAAACTTCTTATCACTTAAATCCTTCGAACTTGCTTCGATCAAACCTTGATTTTGGCCTTCCACGTTCATTTTCTTCCTCCATGAACTTGCCCTTATCCATCACTGGGCGATCATCAACCAATCCATCTTGACCAGATTGTTCAACATCGTATAATCGCATTTTGCTACGGTCAATCCCAAGCACAAACCTACGATTACTCCCAGGATCAGAATAACGATTCTTGAGCTGTTTAACCATGATCTGGCTGAGACTTTCAAGTTCTTCACTGGAGATGAGTGCAAACATAAAATCAGCTGTGGCTGGGAGTCCAAAGGATTCCGATGTATCTTCCAGTCCCACGTCTGAGTTCGAATAGCCGCTTCTAGTTGTTTGAGTTGCTGAGACGATAGGGACGTCGTACTCAACTGCCAACCCACGGAGCTCTTCTGCGATTGCTTTGACAAGGGTATAAGAATTGACGTTGGCTCCATGCTTGATCCTCGATGACAA